ATTGTTGGAGATCAAAACTACGTAGAAGGAGATATCATTAACATGAAATTGGAATTTGGACAAAATATCGATGTGACAGCTACTCCGACGGGAGGAGACTATCAACATGGATCAGCTTCTTTTTCTGTACAGGCTGCCGATGCCGACGGCAATGACGTCACTGATCAGTTCAGTGTCGAGGTCGATCCTGATAACGAGCTTCACGCGACCGTGGTTCGTGCGCCAGGAAATGATACGGAATGTTCTGGTGCTGTGACACTTCGTGCCGACGGCGATCCTGATGCCGACGAGGAAGCACCTATTACGGGTGTGCTCGGCTTTAATTATGACAGCCCCAATGCGACCGGGTTCGATCTTGTCGGCAGCGCCGTCTCACCGGCTCCACCAGCATAAACGATCAACTAGATCTCATGGTATGAAAGGGAGTAGGGTGTTAATCCTATTCCCTTTTTTATATGATAACGCGTTTTAATGAATATTAACGTTCGACCGTTCATCTTCAGTAAAATCTTCGTTCGTAGGGCATTCTAGGATTCATCTAAATTGTATGGGCTGTATGTTATAATGGTTCAATATTTCCCATTTACCCGGCAATCCATGATGACAACTTCAAATCTTAAATGAAGTTTGTACCTTACTTTAAGACTATATGCTTCCTCGTAGTGATTTATGATATAGCCAAGATAGCTGTACAATAGTCTTATCTTCCTAGATTTGTTTTTCTTTTTTTGTAGGTTTTTTTCTTTTTTCCTATTCCTAGGCCTTTATAATTAGAGTATATAAGATAGAACCAAAAACCGTATACACGCCCGCGTAGAGAGATAAGAAATCAAGTTGTCATCATGAAGAAAGATAAACTTTTTTTATCCAACGGTTTACATTCATTAAAAAATAGTATACAATATACCTACAATGAATTTAAGTGATCTTTACGAACATTTGAAGCAAAGAATGGATGAGACTAGAAAAGAGTATTCTGAAATCTCAGAGATGATAAAGAATGCTCAAGAGGAAGGAATAAATCCAGTGGAATGGCCTCAATACTCTAGATACTTAGGCCTTAAAGCAGAATGGGCCGCGTATCGTGAGATCAAGGAACTCGTCGCTGACATATTGGCTAGTGAGCAAGGAACTTCATGACTATATTGTTGAGCAGATGCGTTGCATTAAAGAAGAGCGCATTGAGTATGTTAAGATGCTTCACAATGCTAAACTCGATGATGTTGAATACAAAGACTGGCCTCAGTATCAAGCATTTATTGAGTTAACACGAAGGTGGTATGTCTTCAGAGAGGTTAAAGAAATTCTAGAGCGAATCATCGATCCAACTATAGAAGACAGAGACAAAGAAATTACGGAGGTTTTAGGTATCACAACAAATATATGTCTAACAAAGCGCCCGCAGCGACAATCTTATTAGACTCCATCTCCCCAGATGGGGTACGACTTACCACAATGGAGGTGGTAATGCACCGATTTGTGTTGGCTGAGTTCAACACTCATCGAGTGTTTAGCAGAAATTCTGCCTCCAGTCGAGCTATTCCTTATAAGAAAATGCGAGAACGTGTATCAAACAATCTTGCATACCCAGTTTACTGGGGTGAAGAAATCAAAGGAATGCAATCTGGAGACTCACTTTCAGATCGTGAAATTGATTTTTGCAAGATAGTGTGGGAATCGGCTCGAGTAAGTGCCACAAAACATGCTGACAAGCTAGTGGATCATCATTTACATAAATCATTGGCTAATAGACTTCTTGAGCCGTTTATGTGGCATACAGTGATAGTGACATCGACCTATTGGGATAACTTCTTTGCCCAACGTTATCATAAAGATGCTCAACCAGAGATCAGGGCAGCAGCGACGGCTATGCTTGAAGCATACAATAAGTCTGAACCTAACTATGTGCCATTAGGAAAGTGGCATCTTCCATTGATGAAAGCTGATGACTTAGCTGATTTAGATAGACACGCTGAGCAGCTCGTCGGGAACTCTGACACCACAGCAAGTGTTAATGAAACGATTGTAGAGCTCAGTAAACAAGTGTCAACGGCAAGATGTGCTCGCTCTTCCTACATGAATCATCATGGCGTCCGCGATATTGCCGACGATCTTGATCTCTACAGACGTTTAGTCGGCGGTATGCACCCAAGTCCTTTTGAGCACGTTGCTACGCCTTGCACTCATATGGCCCACATCTTTAGATATGAATCTAAGGGTGATACTCAGTTTGATTTATTGTGCAAGGAATGGGGAAACTTCTACGGATGGCACCAACACCGAAAGGAAATTGTTGGCGAGAACCGGACATTTGACTATGGTCGTGACAGTGGTACAGCCTGATTTTTTTGGTGGCATGAAACTTATTAAAGGAAAAAGACGGCCAAGAAATAGTTCATTTCAAGCTAGATGCTTTCTACAGCTTAAAGAGCTTGATAACCTTTATGTAGATATTGCTGAGTTTACTCTTGAGGAATTCATGGAATACTATAAAGAGATAACCTTACAGTTACATAAGGTACATTTGCTTGTCGAAGAAAAAGAAAATGGCAAAAAACGGGGATAATGAAGTAGTTAAGCACTTTGTCTGGAAGTTCAGTAGTCAAGAAGATGCTGATCTTTTTGACAAGTTTAGGCTTGTGCTTCTTACACAATCTTGCAGTGTAGAGTTAAAGATGTTGGAGATTATTCGCCAGTATGTGAATCGATATGAGGTAGACTTCACCCCAATGTTGGAGTCTACAGCACTCGATACATTGGCTAAAGAAGGAATTGAGACAACAAGACCGACCCTTAAGAAATACCGAGATAAGGGAGTTCTTGTTGACGACGACGGCAGCCCATTTTGGTATACAGATGGACACGCTATTGCCTATAACTACGAAAAATTGAAGGATTTTGTTCTTATGAGAAAAGAGTTAGGTGTTGAGCCTCTAGTAGCATGAGAATTTTTAATGATTGGAGTAAGGTTGCTAGCGAATACGATCGTAAAGCTTTAGAAGGTTTTACTATCTATTTTATTGACAAAGATGAGGATGTACGTCAAGGCTTGGAGCTCATAGAGACTGACAAGATTGGTGTAGATACTGAGACGACAGACTTAGATCCTACGGTAAAGAAAGCAAGACTTAGATTAGTACAAATTTATTGTAAGGATAGTGATCGTGCGGTAGCATTTGACATCTTCAAATTGTCTCAAGAAATGAGGGAAGAGATTGCTTTATTTCTTGAAGATGAGACTAGACTCAAAATCTTTCATAATGCTAAGTTTGATCTTAAGTGGCTAAGAAAACATTTAGATTGCTACATTATGAATCGTGTTTATTGCACGATGCTTGCTCATCAATTAGTATGTTGTGGAGATGAGTACGAGCGACATAACCTAGTCCACGTTGCTGAGAAGTTCTGCAATGTGAGACTCGATAAAACAGAACGTCTAAGTAACTGGAGTCAAGAAAACCTCTCTGATGATCAAATCGTATATGGCTGTTTAGATACAAGGTATCTTCCAAAGATCTATGAAAAGACTAGAGAACTTTTATCTGACCAGCAGCAATTAAGGGTAGCTAAGATTGAGTTTGAAGCCATTCCTGCATTTGCGGAAATTGAGCTCACTGGAATTTGGCTAAATGTTCAACGATGGGTAAGCAATGTGAGTCGTCAACATCTTAGAATGATACGACTTGAGTCTAAGATAAGTCAAATGCTTAATCCTATGAACACCTTGTTTGAGGTCTCCACGTTCAAAGTTTCAAGTCCTTTGCAACTTAAGAAAAAACTTAAAGAAGCAGGAGTTCAAGTACCTCTGGTTAAAGACAAGAAAACTGGAGAGATGAAAGAGTCTACAGCTATTGATCATTTAGAAAAGATCAAAGATAAGCATCCTTCAATTCCTTTACTCATCAAGTATGGCAGCATCAAACAATATCACAATGCATTTGGACTTAAGTATCTTAGACATTTAAATGAGTTAGATGGAAGGCTTCATCCAAATATAAATCAAATAGGACCACTTACTGGACGCTCATCGTTCTATGAACCTAATTTGCAGCAAGTACCTCAACTTTCCTCATATCGAGGTTGTTTTATGGCTGTGGAAGGACGTCGATTAGTCATCAGTGATTATTCACAGGTTGAGCTCAGAATACTGGCTGATCAGAGTGAAGATCCTAATATGATGAGAGCTTTTAATGAAGGTCATGATCTTCATAAGTTTACTGCGAGTTTGGTTTTTAAGGTTGAGTTGAATAAAGTTACTCCAGTGCAAAGACGAAGAGCTAAGGATCTAAACTTTGGAATAGTTTATGGCATTGGTCCAGACAAGTTTGCAGCCTCATCAGGTTTGACTAAAGCTGAAGGTGAGAAACTTATGAAGGATTACTTCAGAGCATACGACGGCTTAAAAGATTATTTAGATATGTGCGGCAGACAAGGACGATTTGAACATCAGTCACGAACTGCAGCCAATCGTCTTGTTAAATATAATGTTAAAGAGGGTGACTATATTGCAGCTTCTAAAGCTGAGAGAAATGGCAAAAATACTCCAGTACAAGGAACTAGTGCTGATGTTACCAAGTTGGCATTAGGTCGGCTTATAAGAGAATTTAAGCAAGAGAAAGTTGACGCAAGGATTTGTCATGTTGTTCACGATGAGATCATTTCTGATGTTGCAGAGAAAGATGTTGAGAGAGCTAGAGAAATCCAAGAACGCGTGATGATTGAAGCTGGAGAGACCTTCATAACCAAGGTACCCGTTAAGCTTGATACCCATGTTAGTGATAGGTGGAAAAAATAATTTTAATCTCACAGTTTACATTCATTAAAAAATGGTATATAATAATCTTACAGTTCAGAAAGTTCCTATAAAACTATGAAAGAAGAAGACATCAAGTTAGGGTTCGGAGATCCTCCTGTGCCAACATATATCTATGTCGGTGATAGTGGCGATCCCGATTGTCCGTGGTATGAATTGGATTATAAGAACAACAATAAGAAGATTCCAATTCCGCATAAAGCACTGACCGGCCGTCTTATGGGTCTTAAGCTTGTTAAGAAGACTCATAAGGGAAAAGATGCAATAAAGCTTGATATTAGCTTTCAAGCTGACAAGCGTTACATCATTAGAAGTGGTGTCGAGACTTATTTCACTCGCTCATTTCTATTGGCTGCACAGACTTTAGACATGACTGATGAGCTGGTCATGTTGGTGGCGTCGCCCGGTAAAGATCAAAGCGTGATTTTTTGCAAGCTCTACTATGCTATTAATGAAGAGCGCATACGTACGACGTGGGATGCTGATTGTAAGTTACATCCAATAGTTCACAATCTCCAAATTCGTATGAATATCCATCCTCAAACTATTGAGGAAGTGATGTCTGGGGAAGAGCATAAGGATGGAGACGATGATCTTAGTCCAGTTGATCGAATGATTAAAGAAGATCCTACTTCACAGCCTCCACCAGCAGAGAAGGTTGCTAAGGAACCTGAACCTAAGGAAGAGCCTAAAGAAGTTGAGGTTGCACCTAAAACGGCGGACGCCTCTCCAGCCGAAAAGGTGCAAGTGCCGGCGAAACTAAGGACGCCGGCACCTATTGCCGCTGCTCAGCGAACGATGGGACCCGAGTACTACGCAACTGAGATTGACGACGTCATTGAAGTTGGCCAACTCGGGAAGCTTAGGGCGTTCGCTGAGCAGCTTGGCATAACTGATGAGGCATTCTGCTTAGAAGTTATGGGATGTGAGCCAAGTGATCTATCTGTTAAAGGTGCTGATCACTTGATTCACTTTGCTGAGGTCAAAGTTAAAGGTGAGGATAAACCAAAAAAGTAATGAGCATAGCTGTTGATAGTATCCAAACATATACAAAACTAGTTGATGTTGCTCATAATTGTCGATTATGCCCAAAGATGGAATTTCGTAGAACATTCCTCAACGAGCACAATGGGCCTCTTTCGGCACGAGTGATGTTCATAGGTGAAGCAACCAATGTAGGTTTAGAAACTCAGCTAGCGAAACCAATGTGGGACTCACCGAGTGGAGATAATCTTAATGCACTATTAAGATCAGTAGGATTATCCAGAGACGAAGTGTTCGTAACTAATACAGTACTACATACACCAGTGCAGGATCCTAGAGAATACCCCGCCCGCATGCGCTACGTCACTGAAGAAGAACAAAAGAATTGCTCAAGTTTTCTATTGAAGCAAATCGAGCTCGTGAACCCAGAAATCATATGCACACTTGGCAATAAGGCGCTCGCGGGGCTGGCCCTCTCAGTTGAGCATCACTTAATGCTTAAACATGATGTAGGTCGAGTGTTCCCAATCGCCGGAAACAGGTGGCTCATACCTTTATATCATCCAAGTCCTCAAGTTATGGCTGTGTGGCGTAAGTGGGATGAGCAGGTCGAGGACTACAAAGTAGTTAGACAGACTTTAACTAGATTAGAAAATCCAAGTGACGTAATCAATTACTAATATGAGAAAAACATTTCCAATTCCTGAGGGATATTATATGCTGGTAGGTTATCACCAAGTTAATGAAGGTGACAAGATGTGGAGTGAGGAATTTAGCGAGTTCATTCCAGTGCCGAATATTCCAGGATTTGTCGGCCAGCCTCTAGAGGTATTTGACTTTCCAATCATTAGGCCGATGCAACCGGGTGATGAGTCTTTGAATGCAATTACTGTGACTGGTCAAATCTTTGAAGACTTGCATAACATGCATGCCCAGTTTGGATTTCATCAACACACATTCGATCTTGAAGCTTTGAACCACCGTTTAGATTTTCTTCAAGAAGAGCTTGATGAGACTAGAGCTGCCATAAGAGATCACGACGCGGCTGGAGTTCTTGACGGGCTTATAGATCTTATAGTAGTGGCCGCGGGAACTGTTGATCTTGCTAATGCAGATGGAACTAAGGCTTGGAAAGAGGTTATGGATAAGAATAACCAAAAAGAAGTAGGCTTTAATCCAACTAGACCTAATAGTAAGGGAGTAGACCTCATAAAGCCTGAAGGCTGGACTCCACCAAATGTAGCACCATTTGTTGGCAATTTGATAACCATAGTTCATGAGAACACTGTTTTTGCGGTGAATAGTCTTGAGCCGGCCATAAATCCATTTGATGACATGGTTGACGATGATACGTCTTTAAAAGACAGAGGTGCAGTTAAAGCTCTTGAAGAATGTATAGCTTTGATGCGCCGTAAGGCTCAGGATTATACGTCTGAGATGTCGAGTGTGGTTCCAGCCGACTACTATCCTGAAGGGATTAAGGACTTTATCTATATGATAGACGTTCTCAAGAGATTTAGAATGCTCTCCGTCTTAGACAATATGAAAGCCGGTGGGGCACCAAACTTTGATACATTGGAAGATATTATGATGGACAGAATTGTCTATACAGCATTAGCCATAGAGTGGATTAGATACCAAATGCAGGGTCAATCTCTAGACCGAGATATTTGGAATAGGCCAGTTGCTCGGATTGTCGGAGAAGTACACGAAGATTAAAGTCATTAAATTATACACGTACACTATCTGGCAATGCTAGGGAATGCCTGACGATTGCGGATAAACTGCTTAAATTTATGTACAAGTTACAAAATACATTTGATATTCGTAGGGAACTAGCAACACTTCACTCAAGAGGACAATTCGTAGTCGACAAGTCTGGTTGCAAAATGGTAGAGATCGTCGCAGCCAACTTTTTGGCCGATGAGGAAACTTTATTTAGTAAAGTTGATCATAAGTATATTGAGAAGGAACTGGCGTGGTATGATTCGATGGACTTGAATATCAAGTCGATGGGAGATCCTCCCAAGGAATGGATAAAGTCTGCCGATCCTTATGGGAACGTGAATTCCAATTATGGTTGGGCCATTCATAGTGAAGATAACTTTAACCAATTTTCACACGTGTATCAGGAACTTCTTGCTCATAGAGATTCTAGAAGAGCTGTCATGATCTACACTCGGCCAAACATGTGGGAAGATTACGACAAGAATGGGCGAAGCGATTTTATATGCACTAATGCTGTCCAGTATCTTATAAGAGATGACCAACTTCATGCTCTTGTAGGTATGAGATCTAATGATGCCGTGTACGGGTATAAGAATGATCTAGCCTGGCAGAAGGTTGTACTTGGAAGACTGGTGGAGACCTTAAATGTTGCCATAGAATTTGAGCCAGTGGAGATGGGGGACATTATCTGGAGCGCAGGAAGTCTTCATGTCTATGAGAGACATTTTCCATTGCTAGAATATTTCCACAAGACGAGAGACTATCAACCATCAAAGGAGGATTTAGAGGATTTTAATGAGATCAGGACTGGGAAATTACGCATTAGGAACAGCTCTAACTGGTAGAACGGCTGATGAGATTCATGCTGAGATATCTGAAGAGAATCGTCAGATCTACGAATTGCTAGGAAAGCTGGCTGTTATTACTAAACTTGAGGTAAGTGAATTAAAGCCAAAGGTTTTTAGTGCTATGGTGTGGTGGCGCAAATCTAAAGTAGAATTACTTCAACATCTATTGGCTACAACTCCGACTAATCTTAAATTTTCCTTAAACCTTAAAGATTATCAGTATAATCCTCAAACAAATAATGAGAAGAGAACCGACGGTTTGGGATAATAGGTTTGTAGCTCTGGCTGAGCTGGTTGCTTCGTGGAGCAAGGACCCGAGCACTAAAGTAGGCGCTGTGGCTGTAAATTTCAAGCGACAGATAATCTCTACAGGATATAACGGATTTCCGAGAGGGTTTGATGATAGTCCTGAAAGATACGCTGATAGAGAAATCAAGTATAGATATGTCTTACACGCAGAACAGAACTTGATATCTAATGCAGCGGCCAATGGAGTGTCTTTAACAGATACTATCGTGTATGTGGTAGGAATGCCTCCATGTGAGCGATGTGCATTAGAGCTAATCCAATCTGACATTAGTCTCATTGTAGTGCCAGAGACTTATGTTATTCTTGACCTTGAAGAAGGCCAGAAAAACTGGATTGAGTCGTGGGCATTTTCAATCCAGCTATTTAATGAGGCTGGAATTGATGTAGTGACACTAGTAAAATAATTTTAATCCCACAGTTTACATTTATTAAAAAATAGTATACAATATACTTGTACAGTTAATTACTGATCAAAAGGGAGAATATAACTTATGGATATGGGAGAGCCTTTAGAGAGTACGGGTGTCACTTACAAGGATTACCCGGTTTCTCAAATGGATGTCGTTCAGCTTAAGGAAGAACTTTATAAGCTTGATGATCAAGAACCTGAGATCAAAGCTTATTACGCGCGTAAGCATGCGGTTCTTAAAAGGTTGTGTGAGCTGACTGGTTCCGGAGCCGAGTGGGATGAGGATGGAGAACCATTTGGAGACTTCATTCACTGGCAAGACGACAAAGGTCGGGTATGGATTACTGTCAAGAAGGAAGGAACTTTTATTAAGTTCCAGCCGTTTGATGTAGAACGTACTAGAGACTTGGATCGTGGAGAAAAATCGGGCTTGTCGATGACTAAGGCCAGAAAACTTGGATACGTGGTTGAAGGCAAATGAGCAAAAAAATTCTCATCACTGGAATGACCGGTGCGAATGTTCGAGGACAAATGGTGAAGACTGGGGTTTACACCCAGTCTCACATGTATCGTGAAGGTCTAAAAGAACTTGGATATGAAGTTAAGAACGAGCCTCCTAATGAGAATGAGATAGGTGCTCAAGCAATGGACCACGATATTTTCTTGATCGGGCTTGCTTCAGTGGGGTCTATCACAGCAGGTTGGAGAATTCATCTACTCGCTCTCGTCGGCCAACTAATTCTAGATAACAAACCTATCATTACTTTCATCGATGATTGGCAATTTCAAGGCATTCTTCCTGGATTACTGAATTTGCAAGAAGAAGGTAAGCTTGAAAGAATGTTTGAAAGAGACGTGAAGATGGGTAGAATAGGATATAGCTTTTTTGCCGATTGGGAAACCGAGATAAAGATTGGGCTTAACTACCTTTGCTCAAAAGAGCATATCATGTTATCTAGCATTATGGATTTTGGGCATTCGAATGATGCTTATTATGAGCTAAGCGAAAACCCAATATTTTTAGATGTAAGTTGTTTTCAGCCAATTCCTGATATTCCAAGTGACATTAAATATAAGCAATGGGTGATAGCAGGTCTAGCTGACTACACTGAGTATGCCCAAAGACTAGGTTGCTCGTGGCCTGTAGTTCATATTGGCGGAAAGGTAGATGGTAAATTCAAATCTCAAAAAGAGACTGATGCATTTTTAGCATACTCTAAATCTAAGGGTATGCTTATTCCTACTTACAAGTCATCATTTACAAATTGGTGGAGACCAAGATATTTGTTTGCTAGAAAATATAATAACTTGATATATGCTCAACCCGGCTCCACAGGTAAGTATGAAGTTTTTAATATTCCTGTTGAAGCATTAGAGGCGATGTCTGGAGCGTCTCTTCATCAAGTAGTGCGTGAGCAAATGAAAACACTTGATGATATTGTTTGGCCAAAGGACAGGTTTTTAACCGTACTTAGTGAGGCAATTGCTTTGGTGTCATGAAAATTTTAGCTTATATTGAAGCTAAGAAAACTTCTCGTGAAGAATTCGAGGCGAAATTTCCCAAACATATTATTAGTAGAATTGATGATCAGGATTTCCTCTCATGGTGTAACATGTGCCCTGAACCCATCTTTATTGGTCAGACATTTGTGTTTATAGATGAGGATAATAAACACTTAGAGCTTGGATCTTCTCATAGAAGAGCTCATGCTAGGCATTTCTTTCCTGAGCTTGAATAATAGTGTCTATTGACATACTGGAAGCAGAAATTTCCTACTCCAAGGAAATTCTCCAAGACATTTGCGAGCATTTTGCCATCGACTGGGATGACACTTTATCTGTACCAGAAATTCTTTGTGATAAGTTATTGCCTGAACTTAAAAAGACGTCAGCATATAAGAATAAGAACTATATCCCAATCGCTAAAAGATTATTTGAGATTTGGAGACGAGTTTTGAAGAAACCCAGATCTAATTATAAAGATGATGATTTAAGAATGATCATAAGGTTATTAAGATCAGGCTATAGTGAAGCTCAAGTAGTTCAAGGGATAATTGGTTTATCAAGAAGTGAGCATCATATACAAAATGGATATTATCACATATACTACGCTGTAAGATCTACTAATCAGCTAGAAATGATGATCCATAAGGCTGATAAGCTTGGGTTTACTGAAGAAAGATGTGAAGCCCGACTTCAAGAATTTATAAAGAATCCTGGAGAATTTGGAAAAGCAACAGATAATGGCTATGTCAATCCTAGTACTGGAAGATCTATTAAATAATGTCTACGATACAGTATAACATAACACCTCGAGAACTATTAGATAAACTTGGATTGCGATATAAGGTTAATGGCCAGTGGCTTGGATTCAAGTTATGTCCCGTGTGTGGCGGTGGTGAAGCTGGCCGTGATCAATGGACTTTTGCGGTACATTCTAAAGATGGGAATTACAATTGTCTTCGAGATAGTTGTGACGCTAAGGGTTCATTTTGGGGATTGATGTTGTTTTATCAAGTTAATCCTAGAGAACATGTATTAAAGGATGGTAACATAAAGAAAAAGCATGGTAAAGGCAGACGTTACGTCTATGGGAAACGTTGAGCGAATAAAGCTCAGCAAGACAGCTCTAGATTACTTAATCAAGACACGGAAACTAGAACCCGACTCGATTGAAGAGTATGGCTTGTGCATGAACTCTAAAGGCGAAATTCAGATCTTGTTTGTAGATCATTTTGGAGATCTGAGAGCTGTCAAGCGACGTGCTGCTGATGGAAAATTCTTGATACGTAAAAGAAAGGATGAGGCAGGTGCTTGGGAAGAGTATGAATGCAAGAGCGATTGTATTCAAGGCGCAAAGCCAGCATTACTCGGCTCTAATCTAGTTAAGAATTTTGAACTGCCTTTGCTGATCTCTTTTGGGGAGTATGACACTCTTACCTTACATGGGATTGATAAAAGACGCACATTTAATCCTGTTTCTCCACCTTTTGGCGATAAATCGTTGACATGGATTGATCATCAATTCGATTGGCTTGAAAGATTTAAGAAGATTATTATTTTTCCTGACTTTGATCAAAAGGAAAAAACCCGTAAGCATTTATTTGATAAGATAGAAGAGCTTAGTCGACGATTAGGAAAGCATAAGTGTTGGATTGTTCAAGAGAAATATGTCTTAGATTCAAAAGATCCTAATGATCTTTATCTAAAACATGGAAAGGAATCCGTAATTGCCGCAATTCAAAACATAGTTCCTATTCCCGAGCCGGGTCTTGAATCATTGGCAGATTATGAAGGTCAAGAATTTCTTGAGGGTGTTCCTACCGGGTATCATGATTATGATGCTGCGACTGGAGGCCTTATTTATGGCGGACTTACTATTATCTCTGGGGATAACAATGCTGGAAAAACTACAAATATCTTAAATATTATGGCCAATGTTGTTGCTGGAGGTAATCCAGTATTTTATTGGTCTGGAGAACAAAAGGCGGATAAGTATCGCTGGTGGCTAGAACAAATTTTTGCTGGACCTGTCTATGTAGATCATAAGATGAGTCAAAAAACAGGACGAAACTATCATTATCTTCGAAATGATATGGTTCCTGTAGTTAGGTCTTGGTATCACGATAAGTTTTTTCACTATAACAAGCGAGGCTTTGACGCTGAAGAGTTGTTCAGGGTACTGGAACTCGCTGTTAGAAGACATGGGGTCTTTCTAATATGTATAGATAATCTAATGGCATTCACTGGAGATGCTGAAGAGTATTATTCAAGTCAAGCAGCCTTTGTTGAGAGTTGCAAGAACTTTGCAGTGGAGTGGAATGTCCACATCATGTTGGTTGTACATAACAGGAAAAATGATCCACTTAGTCCGGGTACTAAAGATGATGTTGAAGGCAGCAAGAAGATTGTAAACTGGGCAGATGCTTTGATACAAATCTTTAGAGTAAGTGAGCCTCTTAAGACTAAGTTTCCCGGACTCGATGCAATATGGAGTCTATGCAAGAACAGAGAAACTGAAGATCTTGTAGATATTGGTATGATATATGAGCCAACTAGCAAACGTATAGCTCAACAAGCATATCCAGATAGAATTGAAAGATTGATGGGATGGGAAGAGCAGTCTAGATCTAATTTACAACTGGAGGAATACGAAGATAACTCAATTAACTTCTAAACATAATTATGGAAAGCAAATGTCCGCCTAAAATCGTGTATGACCCGAAGACTAGTCGATTTTTCTTTTCGACTAACTGGCTTCGAGTTGGAGTAGAGTCCAAGAAAATCCGTATGATCGAAAAGCTTGACGTGACAAGTGAACTTGATCGTACACTTGAGCATATTGCTGAGAGAGCTCGTCTTGAGGCCAAAAGAAATCGTATCACCGATGACACACGCAAGATTGTTTGTTTGTGTGGATCGACGAAATTCAAGACTGAGTTTGAGGCTATGAATCTCGAACTCACAATGAAGGGTCATCTTGTGCTTAGTGTAGGGGCATTTCCTCATGCTGATGAGCATCGCTCAGCAGAAGAGGCATTTGGAGAAATTGCAAAATACAAGCTAGATGAGACTCACAAACGCAAAATAGATTTGGCCGATATAGTCTACTTTATAAATGTAGGCGGATATATGGGAAAGTCTACGTTGGGTGAGTACCACTACGCCAAGAGTTGTAATAACAAGATCATTATCTTTCACGATGATGAAAAGGCTAAGGAATTCTTAGCTTCTGAGGCAGCTCAATTTTTACCGAATGAGGCATGGTCGCCTAGTGAGCCTGACATAACTAACGAGAAAGAGTCAGAGTCACTGCAGCCATCGTTATAATCGAACTCATTAGTTACTATTCGCTGACATTATTAGATGTAACAGGCAATGTCTATGGGCTACAAAGGACAACGTAGATACGGGAACAAACGAACATTCGTCGACGATCAGTGGTTTGACAGCAAGTGGGAGTCTGAGTGTTGGATGCAACTGAAAGAATTAGAGGATGAGAACATCATCTACGATTTGTCTAGACACAAAGACGATTGCTTATTTGATTTTTGGCACAATGGAATTAAGATTGCACGAGCAAAGCTTGATTTTTCTTTTAGCATAGAGGGAATTGAGAGACGAGTTATTGCAGATGCTAAAAGTCCAGCAACTGTAGACTTTCAACGTTTTAGATGGCAAAAGAACATGATGCTGGCATTTTATGATTTACCTGTGGTAGTGTTTCTACAAGGACAAGATCATGTTTGGCAGATAGTGATGCAGATTAAAGAAAAAGGTCTAGATGATTACCTTAAACCAGAGGTAGTCAGATGACGTCCTACCACGAACTGTACAATAGTAGAAGGCCTATATGTCCCCAAGACAGAAGAGGCCTCTTTTTGAGTAGGATAACTTTTTATATCTCACTGTTTACATTTATTAAAAAATAGTATACAATATATCTGTAAGGTCGAATAAATATATGCCAACTTGTAGAGATTGTGGAGATAAGTTTGCTTTATATAAAGGCAAGCCTGGGTTTATAAATCAGTGTTCTCGTTGTGGAATCCAAACTGAAGAAGATCTTGATGAGGAACGAATGGGTGGCAACATGATATATCTCCATAAGACTGGCGGATATATTGAAGTCAAAACCTTAAGAGAGGCTCAACAATTTGCCGCTAAGACACAAAGACTTGGTGCTGGAGTTACCAAAAGCATTGCCGAGTCTAAGGCATTTCATGAGAAGAGTTTAGACTAATGGGATTTACTTTTAAGAGAAACACAAATACTGGACTTGCCGCAGTGGCTGATCCAGGTTATACTGATATCAAGCTTAATAAGCTTGTTGTAGGTTACTTTAGCCATAGAAAACCGCATCGAATATCTTTGGCTATTCATGATGCAGCTCAAAAGTGTGGATTTATATGGATTAAGTTAACCAAAGAAAGCGAGTCTGAGGAAGAGGCAAGAGAGTTTCTCAATAAGCATTGCCAAAAAATATTTGAGAAGTATAATCTTTATCAATTTGAGGAATAAGCTGATGGCATTTGATACTCAAGTTTTTTATACAAAGGATGAGATTCAATCTCAATTGACGTCTGGATTTGAGCTTGTAGAGACTATTGAGGGATTGAAGATAGTAAATAAGCTATCAAATACTACATCTATGAGATTTATCAGAGCAGGTTCTAATTTTATCGTCTCTGCTGCTCAACTGTGCCGCGAATGCAAGAGTGCTGGCTTTGAGGCTAGAATTGGAGAAAGAGCTAGTGGTGAGAAGTTTGAAGGGTGCGAATTCTGTGTAGGTGAGTTCTAATATTATGGGTGATATCTACAAGAAAATTTTTCCCACGACTCTGTTCTTTGATACAGAGTATGTCCCGTGTCTAGAGACCGCTTGCAAGATCTATAAGCTTGATCCTGAAGACGCTCCTCCAAACGTTATTCTTGATGAAATTTATAGGTTAAATGGCGCCACTGAACAAGATCCTGTGCCGATGCTCAAGTTCATGCTGTACAAGGTGATAGCGATTTCAGGCCTAGTAAGGAAGTACACCAGATCTCGCAATGGAGATTTTGAAGTAAGTCTTCAGCTATTCAGCCTTCCCAAGGAACTAGATAGTGGTCTTTACACCGAAAAGATTATACTAGAGAAGTTTCTTAATTCTATTGGCCAAAATAAACCTCAAATAATTGGATGGGCTATAGATCAGTTTGATCTTAATGTATTGTTCCAGCGCTCAGTTATAAACAAGTCAATTATCAAGGATTTTTGTAAAAGACCGGATAAACCTTGGGAAGGGGCGGATTACTTTAATAAGAATAGTGATCATTTTGTTGACTTGATGGAGTGCATTTGTGGATGGGGTCTTCGGTCTAGAGCACGACTCGATGAAATGGCATTAGCTTGTGGGATTGCAGGAAAGCTAGGAATTGATGGTAGTCAAGTTTGTGGGGTGTTTTACAATGACGGCCTTGAGGGCTGGAAACGTATCATAAACTATTGCGAATGTGACGTAATGACAACATATCTAATCTGGCTTGATACCATGTTAGTGAGTGGTTTCTTAAGTGAGTTTGAGTATGAGATTGAACGTCGACAAGCTTATTATCTATTAGAAGAATTAATTGAGACAGGGTCAGAGCACTTTGTGCCGTTTCTGGAGGCATGGGATTATGAGCCAGCACCGATTAGTTGATAGTCATACATTTACTGAGATGAGTGACCTTAAGAGTGCTAAGGGTTACCTCATTGGAGGTGGTTGGGATACATTATTTGCTATGACAGACTACTTCTCAAGTAACTGCCATGCCCATCCTACTTCAGATGTCGTGCAAGTAAGGACGGTATCATATGGTCGTCTTAGAAGTGCTGACATTTGCGACAGATGTTTGGCTATTGAGAAACAATTTCTTGATACTTTAATAGCATTTGATGACGCGATTCAATATGATTTTGATGGTGGAGAAGTTATCAATGAGGTTAGAGATCAAAATCGAGCCTTTGCAGAGCTTCAGCAAAAGCACAAGTTAAGTAAGGACGAGAAGAGAAGGAAAGAGCTTGAAGCTCAGGGTCAAGGGAGGTTATTTTAATGGTGGCAAATAAATCTACAGGTCAACTTCTTGGTGAGAAGATTAAAGTTCTCATTAAAGAGAGCGGATTTAGGATAGAGTCTTATGAGATTAATTACTCTGAGACCACTATTTGGATAAGAAATTTGGAGGCATGTCATGAAACAGAAAGTGAACAAGAAGCTGTTGATATTAGGGATCATTCTTCTGGTGATCGGCATTCTTGATTTGATATATAAGCTTTGTGCATTATGCCTGCTACATTTCAGGTAAGTAAAAGACAAGAAGCGGCTGATTGGTGGTGGATATGTGTGGATGACCGAGATAAAGTCCTCTTCACTTCTCCAATATCCTTTGAACATCAGATACAAGCGTTCACAGAAGTGAATCGGATACGAGGATTGTTAGATACACCCACAAAAGTGGAACTAATAACTAAGACCGATATAGAACATAAATTGATATGACCTCCGTTCTGGAAAAAATTTGTTGGGATTGCCGCGGCCGTGGAATGCTCACGACGTTTTTCGGCACGGGCCTATCTCCAATGGCTCAAAAGCCGTGTGGGTCTTGCAATGGCACGGGGACTGTGGCCCGCACGTGCAAACTATGTAATGGCACAGGAATAAACAAACAAAGGATAGAAAATCCAGAGACCTGCAAAAGATGTCAAGGCACCGGAAAGCATAATGAGTAGCACCTTAAGAGCAGCAGTCCATAGAGAGTGGCAAAAAGACTTAGTGACATTTTTGGCCCCAATCGTGTGGTGCGAACTTTGCGGGACTACTGATCCTGGACCACCAGGAAAATTTGATCATGCTCATCGAGTCAAGAAGAGATTTATTGGCTATGAGACTGAAAGAGATCATGACGAGTATATGATGGCAGCTAAGCTATGTCGAAAGTGTCACATAAGTCTCGATGAGAACTGGAATAAAGAAGAGGATGATGACTTTGATGCTCATAGGCATATGCATGAGACTATCACTGAGCTTTGTAGGAAAAGAACTTTTGATATTCAGGTAGCTTAAATATGACACTACTTTATGTATTTGTGATGTTTCTTTTCTTGGTTTGCTTGTTCCAGCAAATACAAATTAGCATGATCTACAAGCAAATGATACGCTTAGCCAAACTTTCAAAACAAGCGTCTGAGAATACTAGGGAAGTAGTGAAACTTGTAGGGTCGCGAATACCAAAAAAGTAAATCCAGTTTATATCCCGTTCTACTATTCAAATAAGGAAGATAATTATGGACATAAACAAAGTAACTCAAGAAGAAAAATATATTATGGCTGCGATGGCCAGATCTGAGGTAGAGGTTACTAAAACTTCTATGCTGACACAAATGGGTACTCAGCTGGACATTATTCTAGAGAGGTATGATCCATTTTCACAATGGCGAATACTTCGAGCAGGTGATCGTAGACTAGAAAGAAATATCACAGAAGTAGATGACTCTAAATCACTCGCAGAGATTATACTTAAGATGGATATTCCTGCAGACGTTGATCAATGGAGTTTTGAAGAAACTTTTGCACAATTTTGCAAGACTTTCGGGATTTCATTCGACTAAAAAGGAGCAGCTAAAACTTATGTCTTTTAACAAAATCACAATCATTGGCAATCTGGGCCGTGACCCAGAGCTGAGATATACGCCTCAAGGTATCGCAGTTTGCACATTCACGATGGCCACTAATGAAAAACGTAAGGACAATGCCGGCGAGTCTAAAGAACTTGTGACATGGTTCAGGGTTACGGCTTGGAGGATCATGGCCGAGAACATTGCTAAGTATCTTACGAAAGGTAGCTTAGTATATATCGAAGGCCGTCTTCGAGTTGATGAGTGGCAAGATAAGGAACAGCAAAACAGATATACTTTAGACGTGCAAGCGACTGACTGTCAGTTTCTTGGCGGTGGTAACAATGCGCAGGGTAAAGAGTCTCAGAATGAGCCTCAAGATGCTCCTGCTGAGCCTACGCATAGCGGTCCACCGGCGGAACCTAAGTCTGAGGAATGGGCGTTTTAGATAACTTTTTTTATCACACTGTTTACATTTTATAAAAAACAGTATATAATGTATTCAATGGTTAAATATTGAAACTAAACGACTTAGGGATATTTGATAAAAGATTGGATAGTGATAAAGACCGGAGAAAGGCCGAAGGGTATCACTGCGGCGGGGGAATCCCAATAATCCATAGTCGAGCTATGCCTGATATGCTTGATGGGGGAGCACCGAGCGGAGAAAAGATCAAAGGTCCTGCTAAGCTCAAGGCCACTATCCATACATATCTGTTGCACGGTGTGGGAGACGTGCAGCAGAGAGAATGGCACAAAGACGCCCTGTTGGAGTGCCATTCTCGCAATTTTGCAAACGGTTCATTGGGTTTGCACCGTTTGCAGGGGAAGGGTGAGGGAGAAGATCACCTTTCCCCAATAAAAGTTTTGAAAATTTGGTATTTTGTTCAATGACTCATTATCACCACTGTAGTCTAATGTACGTCAAGGTTCGTCTGATACGTTTAGATATAATAATCATTGAAACATACATTGTACAGTCCCAAAACGCCTGAGCATTGCTAGAATAATACATTATGGCTTCCAATACACAGATTCAAAAGATTGAGGTAGAACTAAATGATTGGAGATTTGATGTACCTCAGGAAGGTGCACAAACAATAGTTCTAACCACATATAAGGTGATGGAGTATTGTGTCTTTACCAAAGGCAATCACTTTGTAGCAAATAGAACTTCTAGAGGCAGAATCTTGACCAAATATGAGTGTGTAGCCTGGATTTATAGAGATGACTTGCAAAATGCGATGATTAGAGCCTTTGCTTAAGGATAATAAATGCCATCAATGACGAGTGAGATATTCACTACCCCCAACCAAGATAAACATAAGTGTGATGAGAATGGTGGAGTTCTTATATTGGCAGATTATTCTACTGTTAAGGATACTCCAGAAAATCGTGAAGAGTACGCAGAACAAGAACGAGGATGGAGTGTAGCTTGCTCTATTTGTGGAGTATCTAGATTTCATATGGATTTGTATGGTTGATTTTGCAAAAGCGCTTAAAGATTATAGACGTAGGACCATAAAGATCTACAATATGGATGAAGATGGTTATGAATATTGGGCCGGTGCCTCGCCTGTAGCGTGTTACAGTCACCGCTTAGAGCTAGTTGGGGAGAATAGTCCTGGTGACTTGAGAGTGGATCAGTTACAGGCGGTTTCAGAAGATGATATGAGTACATTGGAGATGCAGATGGACGATGGACGGATTTTGACCTTTCGTGAGAGTCTCGATGAACTTATAGAATTAGATGTAGAATTTCCTAGATTCTTTTGTGGGAGCGAGTCATGAATATTTTAAAGTCTTATTTTACAGGTAGTCAAGTTTATGGTACTCCTAGACCAGATTCTGATATTGATCTAGTTATTAGGATGTCATCAGAGGAACTGGCGAAGATTGTCCATGCCCAAGTTGCAGATACAGTCGTCTGGTTTGAGAATAGTCCAACAGCATCACTCAAGTTTGGCAAGTTAAATGTGATAGCTTGTATCACAGATGATGCATTTGAGAAGTGGGCGGTATCTACAGTGCAGCTAGAGCTTAGAGCTCCTGTTACTCGTGAAGAAGCCATTAGGACTTATAAGAATAATCTAATCTGTGGCTATAGTCCTGAGTAATGATAAATTATTTTTATCTTTTTTTGAAATTTTGTGTGTATTAAAACTTTATATATAATGTATGAGCAAACAACTTAATACATTTACGGCGAGGGAAATTCTCAAGGTCATGTCTTTACAGACATTCTCAGACTTCTATGAAGGACATTTTATGGATTACATAGAGGGACAGGAAGGTCGACTTAGTGAAGAAGAAGTGATAAGTGAACTTGACGAGCTTCTCTCTAGATTCAAACCAAGGAGCCTTAAAAGCAAACCCAATGAACAGCAAAATCGTAGATAGATTGCGTAAATTGATAAGGCATCAAAAGTCGGCTGAGACGATTAGTTCGATGCATGAAGCCCAGGTGTTTGCTGATAAGATTCAAGAGTTGTTGGATGAGCATAATTTATCCCTCTCTGAAATCGATATCAGCGAGCAAGGAATTAATGTAGATCAGGAACTTCTCCACAAATGCTTTAAACGTGAGTGGAAGAGACACTTGATCAAGGGGATCGCTACACTGAATAGCTGCAAGGTGATTTATGATATGCCAAGAATGATCATCGTCGGGATCGATGCTGATCGTCAAGTATCCTTTGATCTATACAGCTACTTCGCAGATCTCGGTGAACATCTTTATCTTTTAGAAGCTAAGAGGCTTAAGGAAGAGCAAGGTGGAGTGCCCACACAATACAAAGGATCGTATATGTGGGGATATGCTTTGACGATTTGTAATAGGCTGTACCAACGGCATCAAGCAGCTCTAGCCCACATAGAACAGACGTCAACAGCACTTGTTTATATCGGTGACAAGATCGCTAAGTCTGAGCAATTCATTGAGAACAATATTCCTACAAAGAAGACTAAGACTAACTTTAATGTTGGGAATTACTCTGGATTTGCAGCTGGTGAAAGAGATGGAAATTCGGTGGCACTCACCGATGAGACGTTAGAAGAAAAAGCACGGAGGCAGCTTAGATGAGCATATCGAAAGACATTCAGTCCATACTCAAAGAGTATAGGGACAACGAAACAACTATCACCAAGTTGACAAAACGCAATAAGGTGATACAGGCAGCTATCTCTGGATTCAAAAAGGTGATAAAACCTTCGAGATCTCCAAAGATAGATACAACCGGTGGATTAGTTAAGGCTGTGAAGGCTAAGCCTACAGTAGTTCGCCGGGGCATTGGAAACGACATCATCTCTATAATGAAGGATGGCTTTCAGAGAGATCTTAGAGCTATAGGGATAAAATTATATGATCGAGAGCCGACCTCAGAAGAACGAATGGCTATCTCTAACTCGGCCGGCGTATTAGCCAAAAACAATCGGCTAATCCGAGTGAAGCAAGGTGTCTATCGCATGAAATTTGTGAAAAAGACAACCACTAAGGTTGGCCACGACACTCGCGTGACACAGGTTCAAGAGGCTAAGCAATAACTATGAAAAGTGAAGAACAAATTCGAGAAATGTTGCAAGGAACTATTGAAGCTCGTGATAAGGCTAGAAATAGTATTCTAGAGGAGGGAAATATCCCACCTCTAGGAGAGCTTGCTCAGACTGTCACTATTCTTAATAAGTATGATACTGAGATTGCAATGCTTGACTGGGTTTTACAAGGACAACCGGAATTCGAGCCTGTAGATCACGTAATGGCTCGGAATTCTGATACGTCTACACCACATCGTAGATACATCCAGACTGGACCGGATAAAAGAGATATAGAGTTGGAGAGATAATTCTCTCACGAAAGTGGTCAAAATTAGAGTGACTATAAACAAATAAACAATAGGGCGGGCTCCTCCGCCCTCTCCACCTATGATACTAATTACATCGCCTGAAGACGTCAACAAGTATTGGGATATGCTCGAAGAGATTGAAGAGCGTCTCGAAACTGCGGCCCCAAAATTCATAGTCATGAGGACACATGAAGTCGAGACTATGATCTTTTCACTGACATATCATGAAGCTGGTGAAATGCTTAGAGAGCAGGGCTATGATTATATAGTGCCTGTCTTTAATGAACTTCCTGAAGCACTCGAGGCCTCAAGAAATTTTCGCTATCCAATTGTCGTTGTGAGTCTTAAGGATCGAGGACTAGTCTGTGGAGACGTTTCTCTCTCGGAGAAATAAATGCCAAAACTTTATTGGTGGACACTAAAAGATAAGACTAAAAATGCCTACAAGGAAAAAGAACTACTTACCTTTGTAGGACAAATAGTTCCTGAAAATGGCCAATGGGTAATCTACGGTAGACACAATGATTACATCTCTACTTGGCCGACGTCAACTGAGGCTCAAAATGCTCTTACTAGACATTTTAACCAGTCTCCAAAATCTTTATCGGAGAAATAAATGCCTGAAGGCGACTTTATTCCTAAAAAATGCTGTGGAGCGATATTTGGCCATCAATCTTTATGTGCTAATTACAGGCCTCCTGATACAGACAGGATGTATGTCGGAATAGACAGAGGTCGTCCTTATATATCGCGAGATGAAATTGTCAAGTTTCTTCTATCTTTAGAACAAACTTGTAAAACAACATTAGATTGGGGCATTAAGGTAAAAGACTACGTGACTAAAAATAAGGATAAACTCATATGAAATATCGTGATGATATACCTCAGGTTCCTGATAGGATTCGACAGCTGCCAGTTCAGCGCGGGTATCCAGTACCTTGGTTTGTTCAGCACTTCGAAGAAACTGGCTACGACTTTAGAGTTGTAGACGGTAGGAAAATGAGAAGAGCTATTAGAGATAAACTTTGCTGGATTTGTGGAGAATCTTTAGGGAGTACTTGGGTGTTTGTTTTAGGACCTATGTGTATCATAAATCAGATTAACTCAGAGCCTCCATCTCATCGAGAGTGTGCAGAGTTTGCTGTTAGGGCGTGTCCGTTCTTGATGCAAAGACAAGTTAAGCGCAATGATCACAATATGCCTGATGGTGCGGTGCCTGCTGCGGGAGAGCATATTGATCGTCAGCCTGGAGTAATGGCATTATGGATAACTAACAAGTATACCATAGTGCCTGCGCCTGGTGGGTCTGGATTATTATTTGAAGTAGGTAAACCTTCTCAAGTTATCTGGTATAGAGAAGGACGAACGGCCACTAGATCTGAGATCATGGAGTCTATTATTTCTGGATTTCCAGCACTAGAAGAAATGGAAATGCCCGATACCTTTGGCATGAGAGAACTTCATCGAAGAAAGGAGCAAGCTATTAGGCTGTATGTGCCTGAAGATGATAAGAAATTCTTCTTCGGCTCTGCAGCCAAGAGAGATTAAATTATGGATAAAAATTCAGAGTCCTTCTCAGTAGAGTATCAATTTCACGAGTATGCTAGACGTGTGAAATTAGATGTAGATAAAGTACCTAAAAATCAATGGATTGAGACGCGTCGTGCATTCTTTGGGGCGTGGGGACAGATGTTGATGACACTCAAGAATGATCTTTCAGAACTAAGTGAAGATGATGGAGTTGAAGTTCTTGAGAAGATGCACAATGAGGTACTTAATTTTTGGCAAAGAGAGGTGAATAGACAAAATTGAGATTTGTGCACATGTCAGACGTCCATTTGGGGTGTACTCGCTATAATCTAGCAGAGAGCCCCAAAGATTTTTTCGACGCGTGGATTAGTGTCATACATAAGTATGTCCTTAATAACGATGTCGATTTTGTGATTATTTGTGGGGACTTCTTTCATAAGAAATCAGTTCCTCCTGAGACAATGAACTATGCTATTGACGGATTAGCTTTAATTAGAGAAGCAGGTATTCCTGTAGTGGCGATTGAAGGTAATCATGACCAAAAGCCAACTGATATGGAATTTAGTTGGCTACGTTCATTGTCTAGATGGGGGTATATCAAATTACTCGAGCCTTCAGTAAGAGATAAGATTGCTGTGTATGATCCTTGGGATGAGGACGCTAAGAAGGGAGGCTATATAGATATTGGACGAGCTCGTATCTTTGGCTCTGAGTGGTATGGGGCGTCAGGTAATTGGGCAATTCCAGCTTTAGTAGATTCAATTAAGATACATCAAAGAGAAGATGCGTTTCATATTTTGATGCTTCACACCGATGTAGAAGGATATCAGACTCATCCAATTCCTGCTATCAATGTGAGGACTTTGAGTGAGCTCAAAGAGGTTGCACAGTATGTTGGATTAGGGCATACTCATATGCATTATGAGATTGACAATTGGGCATTTAATCCAGGCTCAATAGAGATCACAGACATTAGCCAATTTAGAGAGACGAGAGGCATTTTTGTAGTCGACGTGGATGATGACAATACCGTACATGCCTATCATCAAACAGATTATGTCTATCGAGATTTTCAACGTCTTGTATTTGATGTGAGCCGGTCCGTCGGCTCTGAGGATGTTGTTGAAAGTGTTCTAGAGCTAGTAGAGCGTGAGGCTCGAGTGGCAGAAGAAGGAAAGCCATCTCCAATAATTGAAATTGCCTTAATAGGAATCATCGGATTTCCATCACATCTTATAGACATGAGGCGAATGTCAGTTGATGCTAAGAAGCTTACTAGTGCTTTGGAAGTTAGAATAAAGAACAAGACCACAGCCACTAGTGACGTTGTTACATCATATAAAGCAGAGTCTCATGATAGAACATTGCTTGAAAGAAAAGTGATAGGATCATTAGTCAGTAAGGATATTAGATTTAGAAAAAGACCTGACCTTTTTACAGACATGATACTTGCGGCTAAGAACATGGTACTTGATCAAGAAGACCCAGAAGACATTGCTGGGATGATCTCAATACGTATGTTGGAGGCTGAAAATGACTCTGAAAAGGAATAACCTATTTCAGGTACAAGTGTTGAGTCCAAATACACTTAGGGTTTGCCTGAAAAAAGCTGAAAACTAAAAGAAGTCTATGTCAGTATCTTCACAAAAGTGTATAAAATATTACAGTATAGTACATACATCATACGTGCGTAGACGGTACATCAGACACTCCGTAGCACTTGTGATATTGCTTTACATAGTACTATACAGCTGTCGTCTACCTCAGCGTCTGCGAACGTCTGATGAATTGCTAGAACAGGAGAAGGCCCCTGCTGGACAGCACTAGAGATATGAAAGAACCACACATCTTTGATGTCATTGCCGACCTCGTCTCTTCACATGTAGCTGATCAAATGCGACTTGTAGATGACAGGGTCATAGAAGCTATAGCCAGAGTCTACGCATTACATAACGAAGGCATGGAATGTCCTTGCGACTACTGTTTGGCTATGAGGTTAGCGGCAGAGCTTAGTCTCGACGAAGAGCTTGCCTCTTCTGCTCTACCACCAGGAGACCGAATCTAATGATTATATGTAATTTTTGTCGTGGCACTAGAGTTAGTTCCGCTCGATGGGTAGATCCAAATACAATGGAGATACTTCCAGAGAATAGTGACTATGATTATATTATGGACGCCGATACTGGTCAACCTCTAGCTCATTGCAAGGATTGCGACACATTTACCACATTGATTGATACTACTCGTCTATTCCCTATGAACCTTAATTAACCATTCATTGGCTATACCACATAAGTGGCTATAATCAATTTCAGCCAACAACAAATCCATTTCATACTACTGATCAGCAACAATAACAACAGATCAGCTCCTCGGCGGGGAAGATGGGCGTTGCTTTTCAATATCTAACACTATTCCTCATTTCTCCGACGCCAGACTATAGACCACGATCGGCCCTTTCACAACGCGAGGAAGGCCCCTTTCTCATGCGACCTTTGTTTCGATCAATGCGGGGCCCATCTAGAACCCCCGAGGGCCCTCCGGGCATCCGTTGGGACTTCGCGTTCAATAGAACATACAGCCGGTACGATAAAGATGAATCCTAGAGTGTCTATGGGCCCAGCGTAAGTGATTGAAAACAAACGACTTCTCGAAAATGGGTCAACTGTACGTACCATCGAAATACATTCGAGAATCAAGGCAGCTTAAAGACTGGAATGGGCCCGCCAGGGCATTGAGGGGCCCATCACTGACAGAGGCTGCAGTTCCTCTGTTAAATGTCTATTGGCAATCCCTCAGAAGGCCCAGCCACCCCTATCTAGGGCGAAGATGGGCTCTGGAAGGCCCCTTGGGAGGCCCTCCAGGTGAGATTCAAATGTGTGGGGATATTGTGTTCCTGTTCAATAAGTGTGGTATAAACACTATACGCGGTACAGTCTGGCGATTGATCAAGAGAGTGAATATCTTGTGGTTTTCTCGCCGATCGAAGCAATTAGGGCACATCGTACCACACTCCGGTGTGGGATGGGCTTCATATTTGTTCTCGTAGTATCTGAGTAACTGGTAGCAGAGATAACGGTGCTTGGGAGGGAGTATCGCCAGTGGCCAAGAGTTCTTGTAGCTGTTTAAGGTTGAGCCTGGCACATATGATCTACCTTGCCGGTACTCATAGATTGGAGCACGGCCAAGATATATGGTCATGCGGATATCCTCTGAGTACTTCCATGTGATTGTGTCACCACTCGGGCTGAACGCAACCGAGACATCAGCGTCTTTAATCATCGTTTCCCTCCATACAGAGTCTTAAGTTACTGCCAAACTCATGCCACTCAGGTGGGAAGTCATCAGGTAACCCGACTAGCTCACCTTCCACAGTAAACCATTCGTGAAACATGACTATGGCTTCTCCATTCTCACCAATTTCAGGGAAGTCGGCGACTATGATCCTGTATCGAGTAAACTCATGTTGAGCAATCTTGATACCTTCAAGGGTTTTCCCTTCCTCATTCTCCAAATAGAACTTGGAGCCACATTCCAAAGCGAAGAGATCACTTCGGGTCATTATACTTGAGATGCACATTTATACACCTCCGGCTTGTTTATGATTTGGGTTTGCATAATTTGTTAAATGGATAAGTCCGGCTTAGGCCAGCCGGACTTTAGTCAAGAGTTGAATAACGGATTCCCGTGCCTCATCTTCTGAAGCACCCTTCTTGATCTCATCGTTCAATGTTTTCTTGAACATGTCGATCAGCTTCTGATGATGCTTAAAGTCCAGATACTCGATTTCTGGATATTTCTCTCTCACATCATCATTGGCATTTACCACGGCGACGATGTTCTCGTCGTCTCTACTGAGAACCTCGTTGACGAAGATGGTACAATCTGGATACTTACGTCCAAGGCTACGAGCCAGAGCGAAGGCTTGGGCTTTTCCAGGATCATTTCCAGCACGTCTGCAGGAGTCGAGTATATCTCCAAAAGGTTCTTCCTTACGTGTGCGTTCTATAGTATAGTGCATTCCGTGCTCCTTCGTCATTGATCGAGGATGGGCCTAGGATTGACCCACCCTCAACGAATGAGTAACTATATGGTTACGCAGCTCCCGTATCACCGGCTGCAGCCTCGTCGCCGGCTTCCGGTGTCTGGCCTTCGGGAACGATCTTGCCTGCCGCGAGACCGTCTTTGATATTCTTGAGACCGAACCTTTTCTTAGCCTCAGCGCCGGTCATGACCGTGCCATAGACATTGTACTTGGCTTCGAGATCAAGACCGATCGACTCAGGGGTGTCTCCCTTCGCCTTGCCGGCTTTCTTTTCCTTGGGCTCTTTAGCAGGCTTCTCCGCCTTGGGAACGTCAACGAAGGCTTTCTGGCCGCCGGTGAACATGGACGCATCCTTGACCCACTCCCATTTGTCTCCGCGCTGAATATAGATATAGTCAGCCGACTTGGGGGATTTGATCAACGTGGCTTTCTCGCCGTTTACCGTGACCTCACTGGTCTCGGTGCCTTCAGCGATCTTGCCTTCGACGGCAACATGCTTAGGGGGCGTGTTGTTTTTGCAGTTCCCCACATAAAAGGGAGTCTCTGCATTGGAGTCATTTACTAGTCTCATGATTGTAGTATCTTCCTTGACTGTAGTACCGTGAAGGGCCTCTCAGAGACTTGTCTTCATCAGGGTGAAGGTTGTCATCCAACACCGACAGCCATACTGGCTGTTTCGACATTTCTGAGCTGAATACTTTATTCATTAGGTATATTGTATACTAACTTTTTATTGATGTACAATGAGGACAAAAGTTTTTTATTCCTCCCATTTAGGGCCTAGTCCATCATGTTCATACACAGGCTGAAGAGTTCTCCAAGATCATCATCAATCCTTCTAAAGAGGTTCGTGACTTCCTGAGAAGCCTCGGTGTCTGGCTCGTCACCTTGTGTCATGTACTCGAACATATAGGTAGTGACTTCGTCAACTTCCTTTGATAGCCGTGTTAGATGGTTGAGTAGGTCCGTGCCATCATTGATCGTCAACTTCTTTGGATAGTTGGCCTCCATCAAGGCTTTAAGTTCCACCATATCTTTGGCCTTCTTACGGGCGCGTGCTTCTCGATCTCTAGCCATTATGCACCTCCTGCTTTGTAATGATGACCACATCGTAGACGGTATGTCTCATATCCTACGTATTTATCAACGTATGAAGGTTTTTCACAAGTTGAGCACCACTGAGCTGTTCCATCCAAGTCTCTACTAGGGGACATGTCTGGGATTTCTTTGACGACGTCTACCGTGACTTCACCGACGTCCGAGCCTTCAAATTGATTCTCAACCCAAGCCTTGACAAAGGGCTCGTTAACCAAGTCTTCACACTCTGTCTTTAGCGTGATATCAATTCTAAATGTTTGCATTTTAGTCCTCACAAAAGTGGTTAAAATCTGATAGAACACAAAGAGAGCACGCAATGAGACATGCTCTCTTTGTCTTGCTGACCGTACTAGGCCTCGGCAACCTCTGCCACCGGTTGGCCCTCGGCGCTTCTCGTCACCGGCACGCTTTCGAGACTGTCAAGTCCGAAGATGCTCTTGTCCTTGACGTACAGCCAGTTTTCCCCCTGCTTGATATAGATGTACTCGGCCGACTTGGGGCTGTCGAACATCGTGATCGGCTTCTTATCAAGCTTCGCCTTGCGTTTCTCACCCTGAGCTTCGACATGCTTAGGGGCTTGGTTGTTCTTGCACTTACCAGCATAAAAAGGCTGGCCACCATCGATCGGGTTTGCGATTCTCATAATATTGAGATCTCCTTTTAATTATCAAAATATGTAAACAATTTTTATTTGCTTACATTATATATAAATGTTTAATACACACAAAATTTCAAAAAAGATGAAAAATAATTTTATCTTTTATAAGCAGCTTATTGTGATATCCAATCGCACCCGACCCGGCTTTTGGCCATAAAAGAAGACGTGAACCGTCACCACTAAGTAGGACGGCTCCCTATGTCTCGCTAGGCGAGCGAGGGCGTGATTGTGTCAATCAGCTTATCTCCTCTGATTAGGACGGGGGCGTGGGTTCTTCCTATCACCGCTAACTAGGATGGGTATTGCCCACTTCGGTGCCATCTCTCGCAGAGGGCCTCATTGCGAGGCGCCGAGTTTTGTCAAGGCGTGGGAGGATCTTGTATTATCCGAGGACTTGATGGAGATCCTCACTCAAGTCGTCATCCCAGAAGAGCCACATCATTCCCATCAGCGAGCTCTTTTGGGTGCATCGGTAGATGTAGGATTCGGTCATGTGGGTGTGCTGTTCTGGATTCTTCATCGATGTGATGCCATGCTCTTTCAAGAAGGCTTGGAAGTTCTCATCATCGTGGTTGACTGTATCAAGGACGATCTCCCAGTGAACGGCTCCATTAGGCATCCGGTCGTTGCTCATGCAGAACCATAGATAGGTCATGGTCTCTTCTTTTGAGAATCCATCAGCCATGAACTCGTGGACGATGGACTTCGCATCTTCGAGCATTCTCTCTAGGACTGCGAGGGTGACGAGACCATCAATTCTTTCGATGGAGGCCAGGGTTATTTGTTCTGGGTACATTTTTGTCTCCGTGCTGATCCACAGCTTTGCTCGGTCCTCGTTTCTATCATTTCAAGAAACCTTCCTTGTTCGGTGCCACACGTTGTGCACACCCAATCTATTTCCCCGTATCCTGAGTCAGTGTGGGACAGCTCCAAGGTCTTGCTGCCACAGCTTCCGCAGTATTGTGGTGTCATTTGTCCTCCTTATCAAGGATATTCTTGATTTCGATCTCCCCGTGTTCAGGGTGGAAGGCATATTCCTTGGCGACTGTGTCTGCCCAGCCTTCCGGGTATTCCTTGTTAGCACAGTCGATGCACATCATATAGGACAGGTCAAACTTCTTGACCGAGTTCCGTCCTCCCCATATGAAGTCCATGGCCTTGCCACAGTAGTAGCAGTTGACCCGATATCTCATGAGATATTTGAAGGGTTCACCACAATTCCAGCAGTGGAGTGCCGTGTTGGGGCTTTCCACCCCACACTCCGTGCACCTTACGATCTTGTAGTTGAACTTACACATGATCAATTTCCTCCTGTATATCGTAAACCAGGGTTTGTATGGATGACTCGAGTTCTCCTGAGTCGAAGGTCTCATCATCATGTTCATGGAGGTCACTGACGATGTCCTCCATCTTAAGGGCGAGCTCTGAAAGCTCTTCTAAGATCTCTCGTTTGCTTTTCATTATCCTCCGCTGAGCCACAGCTTCGTTATGACCTCTTTTCTAGATAGTCGATGAGTGCACCGAGGGCCGGTACTCCAAGGACTATGATGAAGGCAAGTAGGATTTCCATTATTTTGTGTCTTCCATTGAGCCTTCCCACGTTCCACCTGAGATCATATCCACCGCACAGCGGTCGTCCATGATCTCCACCACCGTGCCACACCCATCAGGGGTGGTCACGAATTGTCCCAACCAGCGGTATGTCTCGAGCCGTTTGAGCTCTTCTGGGGAGAACATCCACTTCATTTGATCTAGGGCCGTTCGATGATCCAATCCTCTGACCCCGGTCTCGTACTCGTATTGCTGTTGTGGTGTCCTAGTTGACATAGTCCCGTTCCTCCTGGTCTCCGAATGCCTCGATCATGTCAGTTCGTAGGGTCTCTTCTATTCTCTGGCTGATCCTATTGAGTTTCTGCCAGATGGGAAAGTAGTTTGCAACTTCATAGCGTGCATTCTTGATGATGTCCAAAGCTTCTTTTGAGGCTTCAATTTGTCTTACTTGTAGAGTCATTTTATCTCCGCTGATTCACAGCTTCACAGAAGTGGCTGATGTTATATTATATACCATATTGTATGAGCTCATCAGAGCAGGATTCACCTGCTGACGGGGTGGGAGATCCCCGTTTCGCTCTAGCCCTGCTGGCCAGTGAACTCTGGCAGGGGGCCCTCGGCCTCGGGCGCCGTATTCTCATCCACAGTCTTGGCCGTTCGGGTCACCGGCATTGTGGTCAGGGCTTCCAGAGAGAAGATGCTCTTGTCCTCGACCCACAGCCATTCGCTACCGCACTTAATGTAGATGTACTTTGGCGACTTGGGGCTGTCGAACATCGTGGCCTTTTTCTTATCGAGGGTCACTTTCTTCGCCTCACCTAAGACTGTGACATGCTTGGGGGCCTCGTTTCCCTTACATTTGCCGGCGTAAAAGTGTTGGTTAGGGTTGATTGGGTTATTGATTCTCATTGTGATCTCCATTGGTATGATCATGTGAGGGCCTTAATAAGGTTGTCTCATCAGTGTATAGCTACCACTTCTATACATACACATCCTGCTGCCATATGGATGTGTTTCGACTTTTGGCCAAAACCCCGTATCATTGCTAGGTGATAGGGCGTGAATTGTAAAAGAGCTGGGCGTGTTCGATAATAGCGGAGGCTTTCGGTGTTTCAGGCCTCGGGGTTTTCTCCCACTGTGAATTTTAATTTTGGGTATAATTTATAATTTATATAAATTATATTAAATTAAATTAATTTGTCAATTATGCAATTATTTAATTAACTGCATATTATATATAAATTATTAATAAGTGTTTATTTTCACAAAATATATAAAATATTTTTTATTTATTTTATGATCGCACGCTGCGCGATTTAATAATTTATATTTTCAAATAACTCATACGATTTAATTTATCGTATATATATATAAAGTTTTAATAAACGCTGCATTTCAGAAAAATATATATATTTTTTTATTTATTTATAAACCCCGGCCTTGTGAGTATATACCCGTTTATATAACCATATACCCAGCACGTTCCGATCCCTCTACGACATTCTAAATCCCATTAAATGGTACCACTTCGCTAATGATATTTAATATAAATCTTAATCAATATACAGACCTGAGCATAGGGTCGTCTCCATAAGGGCCACCCACCGCCCCACCAATCACAGTGGACTTCCCCCCGCGAATAACAGGGACCGGAGGATTTCCAGGCAGCTTAAGATAGATATTACATATATAAGACAATGAACCTGCCTTTCAATACCTCCAAGGGCCTGGTGGGTTCCAAGCATCTAGAGATAGATTATCTAATGATTAAGACTATAGTCTAGTCCCCAGAATATTGTAAGAGATGCCCGATGAAAAATAATTCATCTTACAGTTTACAACCCCATTTAACATATATATAATGATAACCGTAACCAGTAGCTTTGCTACGGTTCACAGCTGGCCCTATTAATGAAACTGATATCCGCACATACGATTCTAAAAAGCCTCAGGAGGCACCGTTGTCGCACCATCACATTCATTATTGGCTATAGAGTTTCAGTCTAGGAGATGATATATCATGAGTATGGACGGCAGTAGTGGAGTGGTGCAAGAGAAGCTTTACCAGAGTCAACCGGTGGGAGAAGAGGTGAAGATGGCTATTGCATCTGAGCTTGCGGCTGGTGAGAAGCCTATCGACTTGGCTGATAAGTATGGAGTGAGTTTGGCCACGGTCACGAGGTCGAAGCAGAAGTACTTGACGGCAGAGATGCTCGAGAAGATGGAAGAGCAGAAGGCTGCAGTGCTTGGTGACTTGATGATCCAGAGCTTGGAGGCTGGGATTGAGGCCACGGTGCGAATAGCTGACACGACCAAGGATCAAGGGTGGTTGCATACCCAGAATGCCGGTGACTTAGGGAAGATGTATGGCATCATCTCCGATAAGGTTGTACGGGTAGCTGAGGCAATGGACGACATCCGGCGGCCTAAGCTGCAAGACTATACAGGTGAAGAAGATAACACCAATCTTAATTAATGGCAACGGATACCCTACCTTTAATCAAAGGTTTTAGCTTTAGGAGACCTCAACTCTCTCGGGGTGTGGGTCCGGCTGGTAGACGTAGCTATCAAGAACAGCAATTAAGTGCTAAAGGACTTGAGAAGAATAAAAGGCCTGCCATCGTAGATCTTAACAAGTATAATCCCAACAAGATAGTTCCCTTTACCCGATGGGTACCAGAGAACTTTTATGATCCTACCACCGTTAATATGTTCGGTAAGGAATGGGATTACTCCGCTGCTAAGCTTGTCGAGCTCTCACCTCGTCAAATAGACATCTGTGATCATGTTCTCACGCCCAATGAGAACGGGGTCTTCCCATACAGAACGGTGGTCTTCTCAACTATTAAGAAGGAAGGTAAAACGACATTGGCTGGTGCCGTAGGCTCCTGGTGGGGAGCTAATATCGAGCCGCCAAACTTAATCCTGACTCTGGCGAACGATCAGGAGCAGAGCGCGGGGCGCATCTTCGGGGCTATGCTGCCAACGTTGTATGCGCTCGGTTGCAAGGTGCCGTTCGCGCAGTCTTCCAAGCCAGAGGTTAGGCTGCCGAACGGTACTCTTATCCAAGCTATTGCAAACAATTATGCTGGTGCTGCAGGAGGCAACTATGGCCTTACATTGTGGAGCGAGCTTTGGGCGTATACAACAGAGCGCTCACGTCGACTTTATGACGAACTCGTTCCCGTCCCGACTCGTAAGAATTCAATACGTTGGATCGAGACCTATGTTGGCTTTGAAGATGAGTCTGACCTGCTACTTCAAATTTTCAAGCGCATTTTTGTTGACACCTCAGAAGCCAGAACACAACCGGATGCTAAACCCGTTCCTGGACTGGAACACATATTAACAGATGGCAGGCCTGCGTGCTGGCATATACCTGAAGAAGGTCTATTCTACTATCATAATCATGAGCCTACGATGCCTTGGAATATTGGCGTTGAAGGTGACAAGTTTAGAGCAGCTCAGAAGGCAGACCTTCGGCATAGCCAGTATGTAAGGTTGTGGCAGAATCGATGGCAGTCCTCTGAAGGTAGTTTCATTGATCCTGACTACTATACGGATGCTGTAATCTATGAAGATGAAGATCTTTCCGAGCCAATGTTTTTGGCTGGTGATGCTTCGCAGCGTCATGACTCTGTTGCCCTTGTCGGGGTGCGAAGAGTCGGTGCTTATGTCTTTGGGGAATATCAGGAACGTTATAAGGTATGCTATCTCAGAGTCTGGGATCCTGAGGGTAAAGATATCGATCTTGAAGAAACGATTGCTGCAGAAGTTGAGAGGCTTTATGAAGCCGGATTAGTGGTAGGACCTTTTAATTATGACTCATATCAAATGCACCAAGTCGCGGTCAATCTCAGAAAGAAAGGTGTCCCGTGCACGGAATTCAGCCAACAAACAGATCGCACAAAGTCCGACACCTTCTTATGGAAGCAATTCCACACAGGCCGCATCGGCACGTTCCCCAGTGAAGTACTTGAACAACACGTTCAGGCCGCAAAAGCTAAAGAGCTTGATAACGAGCAAATCCGTATTGTCAAAGGTAAAGGCAATCGTTCGGCGAGGATTGACGCGTGCGTAGCCTTGTCAATGGCTGTTTGGAAAGCTAGCCAGTTCAGACCAAGACATGACCAAGACGACTTTTCTGAATCGAGTGTAGGATAATGGATAGAGTTCATATACCACAAGCACTAGTTGCTGATAATATTGCTCCATCATGGATTCCGGTAGTAACTGGAGATGATCTACATCCGTGTAAGCCTATTATTAGATGCATTTGTGGAGTGTTGTGTGGGATTGGCTTACATAATGTTCTTCCTACTGGTGAAGTCAACAACTCATTTTTGCATACAAAGAATTTGCCGGGGTGTGGCTGGCATGTTCATTTGTTTTTAGACGGATATGCCGATTCTGTCGGTTTGGAATTTCCTCCGGAGATATAAATCATGGAATTTGAACAAAGACAAGTTCCTATAAACTTAGATGTAGAACCTTCATATCCTGGAATTGACGGAATGGTGATATTAAGTATAAGAAATCCCGAATTAACAGGTCATCTAAAGCATAAAGAATGTGATATTGAAGAACCCCACAAGATTGAAGAATGTGGGTTATGGAGGTAGATCATGGAATTTGAACTTAGAGAAGCAAATTATGTTTCTTTATCCAATAGACTTAAAAATTGGGTGAAGCCTAGAGCCACTCAGCGAAGTTCCTGGAACATGTACAATGGTGATATGTGGGACAATGGCCGAGGCTACATAGGGCCTATTCCGGCTCTCGATGATGCAGAGAGAGATCGAGTCTACGGTCTTATCACTCAGGCATTTACCAGTAGAAATGTCGTCAAAGAAACAGTTAACCGGGCAATTGATGGTCTCATCTCTCGTTCCCCTAATTGGAAGGTCTTCAATCAGGAGCAGTTGCTTAGTCGAGCAATTCAAGATGCTCAACAAAGAGCGGCAAGTGCCCAGCGTTTCACTGCAGCTGAGAACTCAATAGATAAGACCGTCAATTCGCAAGAACCAGGATTCGTTAAAAAGGAAGCTGACGCTAAGAATGCCCTAGCGATGTCGGCAACGAACGATAAGGGTAATATCAGTATAACAACTCAGAATGACCAGGGCTCACAGGATCAACCGGAGATCGCAAACAAGAAGGAGATCGAAGCGGAAATACTCCTTGGAAAGCTATGGACTGACCTTAACTTGAAAGAGGTTGTGAAGAAGGTCTTCGCAGAGCGTCTTGTTACCGGCCGCGGGTGCGCGCGTGTGTATGTTCCTAAAAAGTATATAAACGATGACGGCTCATTGAAAGCTATTGGAGGTCTACTTGAGGCTACGAAGGCAGTACGGGCCGAGTATGTGCCTCGCGAGAATGCTAAGATCATTGAGTCTGATGGTGATAAGATCTCTGTTGTCAAGCTAGAGAAATCCAATAGTGGGTCGGCAAAGATTACCACATTGAAAGGCATAGAGATCAGCTTCGTCAATGACGACGACGGCAAGACTTATTTGGCTGTCTTCGAACCGGCTAACCAGAAGCCCGGTAAGAACTCTCAGCCTCCTGCAGAGCTTAATGATCAAGAGAATACTGATGTCTCTCAAGTTATTCAAGATCTTAAGAGTAAGAATGTAGATGTTTCTGATGGGATTTTCTTGGATGGAAATCTCTTCACCGAGGAAGTTAGTGGTGATCCTTTCGTAACCGAGCAATTGCTACAAAACAACAGAGCGCTTAACCTGGATCTGACCCTGGGAGTAAATGTTCTGGTTGAAGACGGTTTCACCGAGATGATCACCACTAACGCTGCAATCAAGTATAGCGAATTGCCTGACCCGGACAATCCTGGCAAAACTATTAAGGTAGCTAAGAAGTTGCAGCGTGGGTCGTCCATGACTCAAAATCTGGTTGGGGTTGCCACCTTTGATGATAAGGGAAACAAGAAGTATGAAACTCCTGGAGTCGAGTTTAGAGAGCCAACTCCAATGGATGCTTTTGAAGCTGGTGAAGCTCTCTACTATAAGCAGTGTCTTGCCGAAGCCAAACAGATCTTTGTCCTTATTTCTGCCGATTCATTGGCCAGCGGAGAATCGAGAATCCAAGCTCGACAGGATTTTCTTAATGAGATTCTTAATTACAAGGCAGATGTTGATCAGTTTGGAGGATGGCTTCTATCAACCCTGCTGCATTTAGTTGCAGCGTTATCTGGTAAAGACGGCTACTTCAAAGGGATTGGGGTGAATTTTGACTCGAGAGTTACTGCTGGTGACTTGTCCGCTGATGAGAAGAACGTCGTCATTAGTCGATATGACAAGCACTTGATCAGCCGGGAAAATGCAATGGTGCTGTTGGGTTCTGAAGATCCTCTCATTGAAATTGATGCAATCAGAGCTGATGTTGCTGAGCAAATGGATGATAATGTCCGTCGAGTTGCGGCAATGAGTAGATTTTCTGATCAAGTCTCGGCAGATAAACAAGCGAATCCGACTAGTGGGCAGCCACCAAAGAAGGTACAAAAAGGTAGACCGACGACAGGATAAAAAAAGTTTATCCAACGGTTTACATTCCATTAAAAAGGGTATATAGTATTTATCATAAGTTCTAAGGAACTTATGTTCATCATCCCCAGAGGGGAAATCCGAAAAGCAAGGAGACCAGAGGTCAAATGGCTAAATATAAGGCGTTTTACGCCAGTGAGGACGAAATTCCTCAATTCGCACGCGATAACAAACTCTATGTTAACCGCAATGGTCGATGGGAATTCGATCACGGTGAATTTGAGAGTCTTGAGGATTTAACATCACCTGGACTAGCTTCCAATCGTGATGCTCTGAAAAATGAGAAACTAGGCCTTCAAGACGCGATCACAGCTGAAAAGAAGCGTGCAGATGAAGCCGAAGCAGAGCTGAGGAAAGTGCAAAAACCTGGTACGAAGATCATTTCGTCAGATGAGGTAACTCAACTGGAAGACTACCAGAAGCTGGGATCGGTAAAAGACCTTGAGAAGTTGAAAGGTGAGCATGCTGAGTATGCTACCAAGATACAGAATATTGACTCTGAAAAAGACGTTCGCAAACTCTGTGACGATGCGAAACTCAACTTTGATGTTGTCAACGATTTTGTTACATCTAATCGAGGCAAGGGCGTGAAGATCATTGTCAAAGACGTCAAACATAAAGACGACAAAGGCAAGGAACAACTCGTCAAAAAGGCGTTTGTGACCGTTGAAGAAGATGCTGGCAATGGCCGGTTTAAGACGAACGAATTTGAGCTCAAGGAATATGCAGAAAAGAACCTGCCTGGCTATGTCGCTAAAGCGATGTTTGAAACTGGGACAGAGGACGATAAGCAGACTACCACGACTACGACGACTTCGCCGAGACTGCCAAATCTTTCCGGAGGAAAGGCTAGAACAGAAGACACTACGAGTCAAGATGCTGCGACGCGGGCTGAACAATTCAACAAGCAGAGAAGTACTAGAAGTCTTCCCTGGGAGAAGAAAGACGCACCTGCAACTTAATACTACTTACAGGAGATCATTACAATGTCGGCTATAACAACCACGATCATCGCTGCTTTAGCGTGGGTCGTCGATATGGCTTCCGTGATAAGAGGTCCCGGCAAACAGATCGATTGGGATTTGGTATCAGATAAGTATCTACGAGGAGCTCAGACGCTAACCGTAGGTACTGGCGGTATTGCTCTTGGCGCTACCTCCCTGCCGGTGGAGGCACTTGGTGCTCCATTGAAGTCAGGGACGGCACTCAACTTCGGCAGCAAGTCGGACGTTGTGGTGACAGCATCTGCAGCACTAGCCGCCGCCACCTCAATTGGTGTTACTGCGTTGACAGGACCCATTCCGAGCGGAACAACCTTGGATTTTGGTACTAATAAATTTGCTCGTCTCACGGCTAACGCGGCCGCGGGTGCGACATCAATAACTGTTGCAGCTATTCCAACAGCTTTGGCTGGTGGTGAAACTGCGACCTATCAGGGCGGATCGAAAGAGCTTATTGTTGCTGCTGATGCGGCTGCTGGAGCGACCACGGTCACAGTGCATGATGCACCATTTGCTCTGATCGCTGGAGAGACGGCAACGTTTACAAACCTTGCTGGTCTTACTAACCTTAACCCCGGCGCCAAGTTCATTCCTGGCGGCACAGTGATGTGCACGATCGCAGCTTCGAAGAAGATGGTTCCTCGAGGCGATCATCCCGGATCAGAACCGGCAGATGCTATTCTGGAAACGGATGCATCAAGCGACAGTCGTACGGCAAGCTTGACCGGATACGGTCGAATTCGCGGAGCGAACCTCTTCGAAAACTTGCTGCCGGATGCCATCGCTAATGGTGGCACGTTGCCTTCGGCTTACAAAACCGAGCTGGCAGCAAATGCGGGAACGTTTGTCTATAACGTTTCGCACGACAGCCGTGGAGACTAGTCTGTGACTATCTCTCTTTAGTGTTATTTGGTAAAACGAAAATTAAGTTAACAGGAGAAAGACGATGATTATCGATTTCAAGGGACTCTTAGACGAGATGGAGGATAGTGAAATATTTGCTATCGCCAATGACGCTCGTCCGGGTTCCGATTATCTACTTAATTCAGTTCTGCCGGAAGTCAAAAGACGTGGTTACAGTGCTAAGTCCAACAAGATGAGAATCAAATCAACGATGGCCAAACTCGTTGCAATGGATTCTCCGTATCCACGATCCGGTGTTTCTGAAAGGTCGGGCTTCGAGCATGCGATTGCGAAAATGGCGGTGGAGATGCCATTTCCGGAAGCGTATCTCAGAGAGCTCAGGGATTTGGTGCAAGGTCTGCTGGCACAAAATGTGGACGGTAAAGAACAGCTCGTCGAGACGATGTTCAACTTTACTGATAAGCTTTTGGTTCAGCCGCATCTTGATACTGCTGAGTGGCTTCGTGGACAGGCTCTGTTCACGGGAGAGATTGATTGGGAGTCGGACGGCATCCACCTGGAAGTCGATTACGGCATTCCTGATGATAATTTCCTCACCGCTAGGACTGGCGGCGATGGCTATGGTGGTGCAACCTCGAAATTCTGGACTGACTGGCATGAAGCTCAGCGTATCCTGAAGAATCGAGTAACCGGTGTGATCATGAGGACGGAAACGCTCCAGACGATCATGTATAACCCCGTCAATGGCATTAAGGTCGTCAAGGCCGATGATGTCGGCGGCATCTTCCAGTTCCAGAGAGTCGTTGCAATGAACGGCGTGAATGTCATCTCTGATGACGCTCGGGACAACATCACTGTAATCGTCCATGATGGTGAAGGTGAGGTGCTGGATGAGTCCGCATTGGGAACAGGCGCTACGAAAGTATTGCCATTCGTTCCCGTCGGAGCAATCGGGGTAATCGGCAAGTACGACAGCCGCCAGTTTGTCGTCGGGACAGGTTCCACCCCTGACCCAACACCAATTCAGCTTGGCTATACACACGTAGGGCCAACTGAGGAAGGTAATGGACGTCTTGGTCGTTGGGCCAATGCATATGTGCCGCAAGGACAGCAATGGCAGTTCATAGGCCAGTCGGCCTCGAACGTTCTGCCGGTGATCGATGCTCCTGAGCGGATTGTGATTATGACGACTGAGGTCGTCTAATCGAGGGTCCTCTGAGACAGGACTGATCACCTGTTGAAACTGGGGAGAGGGATGAGAGATGAGACACTCTCATCCCTATCATAATATTTGGAGTGTATCATGCCGAAAAAAATTAAAGTACTATCAAGAACATTGTCTTACGGAGACAAGCTTCTAGGTAAGGGCGGAACTTATACAGTCAGTGATGCCTTTGCTAAGGATAAGGTTAACGAAGGTAAGGCAGAGATCGTTGAGGATTTGGGTAATGATGCAACTCCTCTGGCAACGAACAAAAAGATCGATTACGAGTTCATGGATAAGGTCAAACACCACGCTCCTGAGATCATGGCGATCTTAGAAGGTGAGTTCGAGCGCCGACGCAAAGAGCAAATTGCGGATGAGGAATATCAAGAGCAGCTCAACAAATTGACTCCTGAACAGGTCGCTGAGGCACAGCCTCCGGCAGATTCTACAGAGACGACGACTGATGATACGAAAACTGAAGAGATCAGTACGTCAAGTGAAAATACCGTTCCCATAGATGAGCCTGGAGGGATTGTGACGGCGTCAGACAATAGTACTATTGAACAGTCAACTCCCATACCGCAGGACTTCCCAGGATTCACAGCACTGACCAAGAAGGGGGTCCACACTATGGAACAGTTGTCCATCCTCGATTATGAGCAGCTTATTGAAATGGGCATACGTCAAGGAACGGCTAATCAGATCGGTGCAAAGCTGATGGAGCTCAAGGAAAACAATGCTTAGTGACGCTCAGATAGCATTAGGAACGGCACGACTTACTGCAGGCCAGTTGAGGCCAGGTGATGTCGATGCTATGGTTGCGAATTTCAGATTGCTTGTTGGCGGTCTGGAAGACGTATATTCGTATGCCTTTGAGGCGGATTTGACGGCTTTAACTGACGCTCGTGGAAAAGCATCTAAGATTGCTGCTATTTTGCTGCTGCTCATCGATGATGGCTTTAGTGTCTTAAAGCTTACCGGAAAGAATAATGTGGCACTATCCGATGAAGATCAAAGACGCCTCACTATCTTATATGCGTTCAATTTGCTTTACAAGACTCCACCGGAATTGACCGATCTTATGATCGTCAATCTCTCTGGAACTCAAGCATTCTCTGGCTCTATTCCAAGTGTACGGGTGTGGTAAATGGGATCGGCCTTATCAAAAATTATAAAAGCCAATGGTAAAGGCTTTGATGCTGAGCGAAAGAAGCTCAACAAGAATAATACCTCGGCCTACTTACTTGTAAGAACGGGCCAAAATAACGATACCTTTAGATCTTTGCAACAAGTAACCACTTCCTGGAAAAATAGATTTTCTGAGTTTAGGACTCAGATGGATCTCCAGATTGCTACTGAAGATTCCTCGATTGTCACAGCTATCAAGAAGTGCTCTGATATGGCGATTGATGGATTTATCTATCAAATCGATGATAGAGATAAAATGCCGCCAGATGGAGATCGTCCATGGTGGGATTTGTTTGGTACTAAAACAGGTGAAGTATTTACGCCTAGTCCTTAAATGGTACATGCAACTCTTACACTACGCAAAGCAATTTGGCATGAGGAAGCGCAGCTTAGTAAACTCAATCAGGCATTAAACGAAGCTGCAGTGATACTTGAAAATGAGATTAAAGCCTACATAGACGAATCTGACCCAGCGGGACATATTTATCGGCTTAGCACAATAACTGGAAGGTTTAGTGCTCGTGGTGTTGGCAATCGTAGACGTGGTACTAAGGGAAGATCAGTCATAGGTGCTACGTTTTATCGAGCCAGTGCACCAGGTCAACCTCCAGCTAAGAGGACTGGAAAGCTTTATAGCTCAATACGGGTACGTCGAGTAGGTAATACATCAATTAGAGCTATTGTTGATGTACATTATGCAAAGATACTTGATAACATCAACAAGTTAAACAGACCGTTTTTCAAGGTTGTGGTAAATAATTTCTTCAAGTTTAGGTTTAGAGAGTTGGTAAAGAATAGATTAGCAGAGTTAACTTAAGTGGCACATAATTGGACAGCAGCAAAGGAAAAGGCCAGCAGAGATTGGGCTAAATCTACAATCAATGCGGTTGATCCTGACCTTCCAGTTATGATTACGCCTTTCTACTTTTCTGGGAAAGAAGATTTCATAGCTCAAGTTTATCAAATGCAGGTTGATAGCATGACTGAGGCACAGTACGATGCCTTTGAGTCTAGTTTTGCTATCATCACTTTTTTACGCTTCCAGGACTCAGATACTGATGGATGTGACGACAATCCTGTCACATTCGTGTGGTATAATATACATATATTCAAACAGTTCAAAGATGTGCGGGCGGCCGGCACGAACTCACATGATGAGTTGCTTGACCTCGTGGTGGCCCTGCATAATCGATTTTTGGATGATAGAGAACATCCAACATACGGGGAATCTTTAACAAGATACCCACTCACACAGCCAAATAACTTGCAACGTCGGGCAGAGTCCGAATTCCTTGTGGGACAGGTTGGCGACATCATTAACCTACAGGTTAGAATGGAGGTAAGATAATGAGTTCTAGCAAAACAGCAGGAACTGACGAAAATCTAGATCTTCAAGGTGAAAACCCTGAAGGTCAAGATAACACCAGTCTGTCTGACTCGACGTCACACATAGATGGAGAAGCAGATCAGGCTAACCCTGGTGGTGAAGACGACTCGGAAGAGCCGGTCGACACTTCGAAGCAACCCAACATAATGTTTGTTGGCAGAGAAGAAGTCACGACTATCGTTAATGGCGAGCGCCAAACTGAGAGTGTGCCACGGCAACCGCCTACACACATTCAGAATGGCATGACGAAGATCAACCTGCCGAAACGGGATATCCAATTCGCAGGTCCATTCTTTCACAAAGACGCCGACACGATCGTTAATTTATTTCCTTCATTGTACAAACACTACAAATAAGGTTATAATAGGTTTCGGAGTCTTTATTAAGGAGAGAATGAGCCATGGCAGGAAGCTTTAGAAATCGGAAGCTGTTCGTCGCTTACTCTGGCGCCTTTAAAAGGCAAAGCGCATTTGGGACGCCGTTAGCTACGTCGGATATCAATACACGGCATCCACAAACAAACCCGACCTATCCCGGTCGGACGGTCACTCGAGAGCAAATTCGAGATTGCTCTGGAGAATACTTGATTCGTGAAGATATCACGAGTCGTCTGGCGCGTCTACGATTTTCGTTTGACGCTGATGCATTTCTTGCGGCTGGGTGGTTGGCATATGCCCTAGGAGCAGCAGCAGCTCCATCAGGTACCCAGACGAATGAAGTGCAAACCATCACACCAAGTGGGACAATTACTGGTGGGACATATAACGTGGCCGTTACATTTGAAGGAATAACTGACAACGTGGATATTCCTTATAATGCAACAGCTTTGGAGACTACGGCTTATCTCGAGAGCCTTCGTCCCATCAAGCCTGGGAATGTTGTAGCCACCGGCACATTGGCTACGACTGTGGTGATTACTTTCCAAGGAAAGCTCGCTGCATACAACGTCCCGGCTTTGACGGTTGATAGCACTTCGCTTGTTGGAGGTACTGTTTCTTTAGGTACCACAACCGCGGGTACTAGCAAAATTCATGAGATAACTAGAACTACCAACGCTCAGACTCCTGTGACTAGCATTATAACAGGATTTGAAGGTGATAGCGCTAGCTATTTCGAGAAGTATAAGGATTTTGCCGTTAACTCGGTGACTATTCGTGGTGCTATTCGAGGAAAAGTGACGGTCGAGCTCGACTTGATCGGAAGTCTCGATACACTCTCCGCCTTGGCGTATTCAGTGCCGGCTTGCGTCAACATCAATCCAATTTATACGAAGGATTGCCGCCTCGAGGTTAATAGTTCTTTCGTCTCCTCCTCGATGAGAGAATTTACCTACACTTACAGCAATAACATCTTCTCTGGTGATGATGCGTTTCCGTATGATGATATTGACATTGAGCGTTTGGAGCATGGGGATCGTACCAGCTCGTTTACCTTCAGTGTCTATGGGTCTCGCGGTGATACCATCTATACATTGGGTGAAGCTGAAAGTGTGGTGGCTGTCAATCTGTATCTTGGAGCTCCAGCCAACAGAGTGGTGATCGATGCACCTAAGACTTCGATCAAGCTCTCTGATGATCCGATTTCCTTTGCTGGTGAGGCAAATCGATCAACCATCAACATCACCGGCACACCGTTCTATAACTCAAGTACTGCAGGAACTCCTGATCGAGTTCACTATTACGGGAGTGAGACGGCGACGTTCTTAGCAACGTAAGGAGTAGCCCTTTATTATGGCAGCAGAAAAAATGCAAGTCGTGGAAGAGAGTCCTGTAGATCGAATGATCAATCAGGACTCTACTCCTGACTTCAAAACAATTAAGATCGTTCTCACATATCCTGGATATGAGCCAATGATCTTTGAGTTACGCAGGTCTTTGGGACCTGAGCTTCGTGCCCTTCAGCGCGAATTTTTTGGGAAGACCGAATTGGAGCAGCAGGAAAAGCAGCAAGAGTTTCGTGTTACTTTTTTGAGTGATCTCCTTAGAAAACACCCGGAGGGAGTGCCAGGTTATCCTAAAGGCGTCGACACAAAAGCTGCTTTCAGGCAGTACTTTGCCGACACCGAAATGGATGATATGGTAGATCATATCTGGGTTTCTTATCAAAATCAAGTCTACCCAAAAGAACTTACGTTGAATGCTTCAGAGTAGCTGTTTGGCAGTTCCTTAATTACCAGGTCTTGCTAGCGGACATAAGTCCAGAGTATGACGAATGTCCGCTAGTTTGTTTCAAAAGGGAAGGCAACGGCAAAGAATTTTGCGATGGTTGTGAAGTAAAAGTCGCTAAAGATCTTTTCAAAGAAGAAGCTGCTCAAGCACTCAACGACAGATTCAAAGATAAGTGGAAAGTTTATGATCTTGACCATTTACTAGAATCGGTGATAGGGATCGTTAACAGTGAAGATGACGATAAAACGACCTGGTCTCCAACAACGGAAATGCTATTTGATGTCTATGTCGGGCAAAGAGCTCGACTTCGTCGTGTAGACGATTGGAACCTTAAGCAGAAACTTAAGAACAAACCAGATGGCGATTGATGATATCAATAATGATGATTTAACTCTTGACCTTAATGTAGGTAATCAAGAGAAATGGCAAGCCGATCTCAATAGAGCGAAAGGGTACGCTACTGAGACGGCTGAAGCCATGTCTGGGGCCTTTGAGCAGGGCCAGGTGAGAGCTGATAGATTTGGACAATCTATGCTCACTCTCCAAAAGAGAACTCAAGTCTTAGCTCAAGAATTTCAAAAGACCTCAGTTAAAGATTTTGGAAATGACCTTGAGTATGTGAATGTTCGAGCAAGAGAGAATGTGACTAAACTTGCTGAATTGCAACGTACATTAAAATCTATAGATGAACAGATTGTTGGAAGAGACTTAAGTAAGAACCAATTCGACAGGCTGACTGAGAGCGTTCGCACCAACATCGCAGAATTGGAACGTGAGTTAATACTCTTACGACAACTCCAGACACTCCAGGCGCAGTCTATCGATCCAAGACGAACGTCTCCGATTACTGAAGCCGATACAGAAGGCAAGAGTTTGCTGACTCTTCAGTCTAATCTAAGATCACTAGAAGCACAGTTTTCTCGAATTAGAGATATTAATGTTGGCAAGGGTGTCAACGCTCTTAAGTCTGAGGCAACTGCGGCGATTGAGCGAATTCAGGAACTTCGAAGTAAGGTACTGTCTTTAGATAAAGCCTTAATCGGGGAAACGGATAAGACGGTCGTTGCTCAAATTGTTAAAGACGCCCGCCAAGCTGAGATACAGATTGCCGTACTTAAGAGAGAGCTCATTGGACTTCAGCTACGAGCTCCCAATGTTCCTAGAGCCGGTCCAGAGTCTAGTGCCTTGCAGGCTTTTACTCCAATTGCTCGAGGATTAGGTTTACCTGATGCTCGATACGGTATTGGTGGTGCATTAGCTATTGGTGTAGCTGTTGCTGGTATCTATAAAGGTGTTGAAGCTGCAAATGCAGCGATTGATAGGAATCGAGAATTACTCCAATCTCAAAGAGCTCTTCAAGCTTCTGCTAGTGAGATGGGGGTTAGCTACGGATTTTTGGCCAAAAAGAATAAAGAGTATGCTGATGCTGCTGGATTATCTATAGTCAAAACCGCGGAGCTAACTCAAAAAGTAGCACAGCTTGTTGCAAGAACAGCTCAGCCTGGTCGACTTGATCAAACAGTTAAAGGATTATTAGATCTTGGTGCTGCTAGAGGCTTGGATGCTGCAGAGTTAACCACCGTCACTAATCAGATTATTACTGGTCAGGATGAAGCTTATAAGAAATTAGGAATCAAGAATCCTCAAATTCTCTATAAGGAATATGCTGAAAAGCAGTCTAGAAGTGTTGAGTCATTATCTCAACTTGAAAGACAGAGAATTTATCAGGATGAAATTCTTAAGAAAGCTGCCTTATTCTCAGGTGCTGCTAAGGATCGACTAGAGTCTGTTGACGGGCAAATAGCTAAGACATCAGCTGCATGGGAAAACATGCTCAACTCGTTGTCTGAAAGCTTTGCCAACAGTCGTGGTGTTTTTGACTTTATCAATGGCTTAAACGAGTCATTACAGCAGCTTGGATTAACTGCTGATCAAACCAAAGAAAAGCTTTCTCAAGGTATAAGTCCAGCAGAGCTCGCTAAGCAAGGTTCTGAGTCTGGAATATATAATATCCTAAGTGGCATTGGAGCAGTTGCAGGAATCGTTCCTAGTGAGTTAGCGAGACTTCAAGGCGATGCAATTGGCGCAGCGGGTGGCGGAGATTTTCTCAAGAAAAGAGCAGATATTTCGTTTGCTGGGATTGGTCGTCAATTATTTGGAAATGCTTCATCTGATTATGAGCAAGAGCTAATAAGACGCAATAATGCTTTTTTGCGAATTGAGGCTCAGCAAAAGAAAGTTGCTGAGGAACAGAAGAAAAGACTAGAAGAGCAAGATAGAGAAGAAGATATTAGGCGTCAAGGTTCTATAGCAGATCTTGCCTTTGAGCGTGTCCTTAAGAGAAAGAAAAATGATGTAGGTGCAATTGATGCTGCCTATAAAGAACTCCTTGAGAAATCAAAGTTAGATATAACGGGGATCTTCTTTAATAAGGAGAAATTAGAGAGTGAAGCATATAAGTATGCTGAAGCCGTCTCTAATGCTGTTTCTAAATCCTTTGAGACTATTGTCAAAAATCCTAATGCGAAATTAGTAGATCTCCAGAGAGGTCTTAGTGGCATTGGTAGAGAAGACAAACTCACCGACGAGGATAAGGAACGACTTACTTATCAATTTGAAGCCTCTATAAAGTCAACTGTTGAGAGAATCCAAAGTCTAACTAAACAAGTTAGAGATACCTCTGTTCAAATACAAGGTAAAGATAATCCATTTGTCAAGTTATTCTCAGATATAGATACTGCTGCTGATCGAGCACAAGAGAGATTTGGTGCATTTGGAAAAGACTTTGTAGACTACATGGCTAAGATGGAACAAGCTCAACTTAAGGTTGAACTTGGCCAAACTCGGTTCTTGTATAGCCTCAAAGCTTTGGACTATGAGCAGCAAGCAATTGCCCTTAAAGGTATCTCATATCAGCAAACTGGAGGCTTCCAAAGAAATCTTCAATTTGCTGGAGCTAGTGCTGAATTTGTCAATTCTCAACGTACATTGGCTAATCAAGCCGAGCTTGCGAAGTTCTATGCTACTCAATTTGATCCTAGTGGAAGATTCAATAACGCCAATCAGTATGGGCCTGGCGGGTACCTCGAAGCAAAGCTCGGTGCATCAGGCCTTGATCGATTATCTAGAGATTATGAAGGTGGTGTTTCTAGAGAAAAATATGTCCAGACTGAGCTTCAAATCCAGGAGCTAAAGGTAGATCTTCAGAAGTTTAAGCAAATTGATACTTCAGGCTTAGGTATACTCGGTCAGGAAGCAATTGCCAAGGCAATAGAAGCGAGAATACCGGCTAATGACGAGCTGTTTAGTCGTTTGAATAGCTATGGACAGACTAAAGAAGATGCTAGAAGTTTGCTGCAGCTGAGATCTAGAGATGCTAATATCTTTAGAGATGCAAATGCTGAGAGATTTGACGAGCTTGTCCGTACTCAAGTAGTAGCGGAGCAAACTAGAAAATTTGCACAGCAGAAGATTGATCTTCTTAATAAGAGTGGAGTCAGTCAAGAGGATAAGGTTTTTGCAGCACAACAAGCTCTTAGTATCACTGGGGAATTGGGTCCAGGTGAGTTAACTGCAAGTCTCAGAAGTTCACGCTTACAAGCCTTGAATGTTTTAGCTGAGGATGCTAAGAATAAGGAAAAAGACGCTACTGAGAGGATGAAGGCTATCAAAGTAGCTTTAGATAGTGTTGTCACGGCTTTGACAAAAACTGGAGTAAAGATTGATACTGCCAGCAAGCCGATCCTTGATGTGAATATCAATAACCAGACAGGTCTTGCATCAACTAGCTATAGACCAAACCAAAATGATGTTCAGAAGCGAGGTCAATAATGGCTAGATATAATGCAATCCAAATAGGCAATGTGTATTTGACCAGTACTGGATTAGCTGGTGGGACTCCTTGTAAGACCTCAGTAACAGGATTAGAGCCATTAAAGCCTGCTTTGAAAAAGAATATCATAAAAGCAATTGATGGCACACCATATAGCCAAGTATTTGCCAATGACAAAGGCTTTGATATAGAAATCAAGATTGATTGGCTAGCTTCTTCTGTATTTGATGCCATAAACGCTTTATTTGCAACAGCAGACTCCACTGATGGAGTCGTAGCTATTGTGATAGCCGGAGACTTTGGAACGTTTAACTTTAATGCAATTTCTAATTCGGAGTTCTTAAAGTTTGATAAATTTTCTAGTGGGATTTTACAAAATATTACCTATAGGGTGGTAACAGCATAATGATTAGCTCATATTTAGCAGAAGCATTGTTAGATCACGTGTTTGGGGATACGGCATATACTACACCATCTACAGTATATGTTGGGCTGTTTCTAGTAATGCCTGATGCTGATGGAGTTGGAGGAACTGAGGTTGCAACAGCTTCTTATGCTCGTGTAGCGGTGACTAATGATGGAACTAATTGGGCCGTTGCCGCTTCTCGCCAAAAGCTGAATGACACAGATGTTACATTTGCTCAAGCAGCTGAAGATTGGGGATCGGTCGTCGGAGCTGGAATATTTGATGATCCAACTGCTGGAAATCTTATGGTATTCGATGATTTTGATAGTCCTATTGATGTGTTCACTAATGGGATTGTCTCATTTATTCCTGGACAAATTGCAATCACAGTAACTAACTAACGGAGGCCTTACAATGGCAGGTAAATCAGATTATTTGGAAAACAAGGTATTGGATCACATATTAGGTAATACTGCCTATTCTGCTCCAGCCACAGTTTATTTTGGATTATATACTTCTAATCCAACTGATGCTGGTGGAGGTACCGAGGTTAGTGGCGTGAGCTATGCAAGAGTATCTAAAACTAATAATACCACTAACTTTCCTAATGCAGTAAGTGGAGTGAAGTCTAATGGAACATCTGTAGATTTTCCAACGGCTGGTTCTGCTTGGGGTTCCGTGCAATCTGTTGGGGTTTTTGATGCTCCAACTGGTGGTAATTTACTTTATTGGGCACCTTTAGCATCAGCTATCGTCGTGCCTAATGGAGGCCAATTAAGCTTCGCTATTGGCCAGTTGATCTTTATAGAGGATTAAGCAATGCCGCAACTTGTAGAACAGAGAATCCTTGAGGCTTTTAGTGCTACTGTCTCAACGAGACTCGAAGTAATCAAGGTCGTCATCGATCAAGATCGAACTATTACTGAGTTCGACGTGTATCTAGGTGTTGCGTTACCATCAGGAACACATGATGCTAGCTTTAATGTCAGAGTAAACGGGGTAAGCCAATTCACCTACCCTAATTACTTAAAGATTTTAGCGGGAGCAAGATCTGGATCAAAAACAGGGTTATCTATACCTGTAGTTAAAGGAGATATAGTTGATCTTGATTATTTGGGTGATGTACCTGGTGGTTTAGGAAGCTTTCTTACTTGGATATTTGTTGGTCTTGTGGGTGGCGTTGAGGTACCAGGTGGCGGTACTACAGGTCAAGTTCTTACAAAAGAATCTAATGCAGATGGAGATTATGATTGGGAGACTCCAGTAACAGGCGCTACAGATCTTGATGGACTTTCAGATGTTGTCATCACTACTCCCACAAATGATGATATTCTTCAAAGAAAAGCTGGAAGTTTTGTCAATAGGTCATTAGCTCAACTAAAGACGGATTTAGCGTATGATCTTGATGCACTTTCAGATGTCATTATAACCAGTGTTGCTAATGGAGATTTTCTTGAAAGAGTAGGGGGTAATTGGGTAAATAGAACCTCTGCTCAGGTATTGAGTGACTTAGGGATTGGCGATGCGATGATCTTCAAAGGGGTCATCGATTGTTCAGCTAATCCTAATTATCCTGCAGCTGATGCAGGTCATGAATACAAAGTCTCAGTTGCTGGTAGAATTGGTGGAGGATCAGGTCCCGTTGTTGAAGTAGGAGATGCACTAATATGTGCTGTTGATGGAACCTCATCTGGGACTCAAGCCGGTGTTGGTGCCAATTGGTTTATCACTCAGGTTAATATTAATGGGGCTGTGGTTGGACCAGCCAGTGTGACTGATGATCTGCCTGCTATATTTGATGGAACTACAGGCAAGCTCATTAAATCAAAAACTTATGCTGCTTTTAAGGCGCTTCTTTTATTGGTTGCAGGAGATGTTGGATTAGGAAATGTTGATAATACCTCAGATGCGACTAAGAATGCCGCCTCTGCAACACTTACCAACAAGACTATTGATCCTGAAGGCACTGGTAATGCCATTGGCGAGGTTGAAAAGATATGGATTCCAGCTGCAGGTACTAATGGAACAACTCCGGCTCCTGTTTGGGATTTACCATCCTCTGGCGCGCCTACAGCAACTGACGTTACTGGTACAAATATACATAAAGGTGTTTTATCGTTTGCTGATTCTGGATTGCAAACCGCACAGATGACTTTGTTACTTCCTGGTGATTGGTCTGGAGCACTCGATATCAAAATCCTTTGGTATACTACTGCCACTAGTGGCAATTGTAAGTGGCAAGTATCTACGGCATTTACCGATACTGGAGCAAGTGCAACAGACGATCCTAGTTTCAACACGGCACAAACGGTTACAACAGCTGCGCCTGGAACCGGTTCAAGAATAACAAGCTCATCCATAACAGGATTAACTAATACAGGATCCGCGGCAGGCGCCTTAATGCACATCAAAGTTGGCCGTGATGGGACTGATGGATCTGATACAATAGGTGCTGCTGCTTTATTTATTGGTGCTGAGATTACTATGAGACGTACAGTGTAATGAGCTTAATAAGAAGACCACAATACTCAAGTGGATGGACTCCAGCAAGCACTGGAGTCCTTTGGTCGTACCACGAGGCGGATTCTTATGCTTTGTCTAATGGGACAGCTATCAGTGGAAACTGGACAGACAAAAGTGGAAATGGGAGAAATCTCGCCCTACAAGGAAGTGGATCAGGTCTCACATATCAAACAGGAGTGCTTAATGGGCAACCTGTTTTGCGTAATGCGGCTGGTTCTGCTAGATACTTTTTTCCGCCATCTATGTTGTCCCTAACCGAGTGTTCAATATACATAGTCAACAAAGTTGCAACCTTAACAACCGGAGGATTGTTTGGTGGAAGTAATGTTAGTCTGTCTCATTATCCCTACACGGGGTCAGATATTTATGATAGCTTTTTTCGTAGCTCAAGCCGCATGGGTCCTGTTCATTGGCAACCCCCTTACTTAGATACGTGGCATACATATAAAGCGTGGTCAAAAACTAATGACCAGTCTCTATATCAAACCCGTAATTTGGTTTATCACAATTCTTCAAATACTGTAGCGCCACCAGCGACTCCTCAAATCTTGACCAATGGGTCAACTATAATGGAAGGAGATATTGCCGCTGTTTATATTTTTAGTGCCAAACTAGGATCAACTGATGATGCCGCGATGATGGATTACATCACTACTAGATTTGGTATTGATGCAACCCTATTTCAAGATCCATTTAATGACAGTGTTGTTAATACTTATGGATTATTTACTCGTCGTCTGAATGATCCTAATATCACTATTACAGAGAATGGGACAGAGATGACGATGACTAGCACTACTAATGGTAACACTATTGAAGCCTATGAAACAGGACTCTATGATTTTACCGATAAGACAATAGAGATTTATAATTCGTCATTTAATCCTTCAGGGTCAACTTTTATTAACCTGCAAGATTCTGCTAATGTTAAATACATAGGATTACAAATGGTGTATAGTGGCGGTGGGCCAGCGTGGTACGCAGTAGATGGACATACTGGGACATACTCATCGAATGTTCTGGAACTTTGTGCGACTCGTGGGGCACAGTGGGCACGATATACACATAATTCTGCGAGTGGTCGTATTGATTTCCAAGTTTCAACAGATGGAATAACGTGGCTTGTCCCAGGGGGACCGAATCCTATTACAAGTTTGACTGGGTTTTCTATGACTAGTCTAAAACTTAACTTGCAGTTCTCGCATAGTTCCGCAGACATAACAGCAGGGCGTACCAGTACATTTAGAGGGTTGAGGGTGTATAAGTACTAAAGATAGTCAGTCTCACACGAGTGGGTATAATATTATAGAATGCCGGTAATAGAACAAGTAACAGAGACCTCCTCGATCATGGTTGCCTTCGTGGGTTCCACGGACTTCCAGCCTGTCGTTACTTTCCAATTGTTGGCTGCGGTTAAGTTTCGATGCAAAACCGAATTCACCCCGTTGATGGCGGGGCCCATCGGGGAAGTGGATTTCTCAGGTTCTACTACGCTCAATGCGTTTGCGCATCTTGACGGAGAACCAAACCTCTTTCCAGAAATTGATTGTATTGTAGATACTTCAGTTGAGTTTCTCCCGACATTACGGCAGTACCCTCTCATGCGTTGCGACTTCGGTGTGACTCTTGAAATGAGGCCCTCGAATGCAGAGCCTGAAGTATTCCCGTTCGACATCATTGTAGATATAGTACCTCCTCCATCGACTTTGAAGACAAGAAAATTTGTCTATGAGTTGATCATCAACGGCTTAACTACAATACACATCAAGTCCTTTACATACTCTGAAGCCAGAAATCAGATTGGCAATTCCCTCTCGTTTGAGCTTGCAGATATATCTCAAATAGAGATGATTGAAGCAGCCACATCTTTTAGATTCAGAATTGGTGAAGTCATTGGGATGAGCACCACCTGGAAAGTCTTAATAGACGAAGGATTAATTGACTCATCTCACTATAGCTTAACACGACAAGAATCGGCGCCAATTACTCAATTCCAGTTTACCAATACCTCGACGTTGACTGAAATATTGGGTAGAGGACCTAATCGTGATACGGTTGTTTATGATCCTCTAAAGGTTCCTCTTGCTGTAACTGAGTTTGAGACACTTTACGATGTGTCAGGTAATCCATATTACACAGAGCTAGTCCCAATTAGCAACATGTTCTTAGAGGATATCTTTAATTATGTGTTTCTTACTAGACTGGGATTCACTGAGGTTATCCACAATTTGCCAAACTTCCCGGTGAAGAGAGTAGATTTCTCGATGACTGAGTCTTATTTGAGTCAAGTCTCTAGTCTTATTGGTACTTTTGAGCCTCTAATCTTTGAGTATCAAAATAAGATATGGATATTGGATACTACTTGTCTTCTCCCGCCGGGGTTTCCTCCATCTATTGAATTTACTGTGTCTGATGCATCAAACATTCAATTGTCTAAGAAGTTTGAAAAGATTGATGCCTATTACCTTGGTTATACTGAAGACTCAGGCACCTTTGATTTCTATACCACAAGATCTGAAACAAAATTTGAGGAATCAGGTTCTACGTCGGCAGGCAACTTTACTAGAACTTTGATTGTAAGATCAATTAGAGAATATAGACGAATTTCAAATCCGGCTGTGGTAATCAAGTCTGAAATTGTTAGTGATAGGCGACAGACCTCCAACTATCTTGGAACTACGATAGGTGAAACACTTGAGACTTTTACTTATGATTTCTTTGGACGTCAAACAGGTAGTGAGCGAACTCAATCTGCCTTGATACCTAGACCTTCAGATGGAGTACCTACCTTTGAAGATATTAGATATGAAGTAACAGAGATTAGATATAGAACTGATCCTTTCCAGCCTTCAAGACAAGTTCAACAACGTGTATGGACTAATGTTAGTGGATTGATGATTGTAGATAATGAGAATCTAGTTTTAGGTGAACCATTCAAACAAGATTACATGGTCGCTTACCAATCTGGAAATCTTCTTTCTACTATGGAGCTTGAGTTTGGATTGATAAAGACAATCCGGGAAACTCTTGAGGTGAAAGGTCCAGGTGTTTGTCAAGTTGAAACAATTGTGCACGACTTTATCTTAAATACAGTAACTAAGGAATTGACAGAGCCTAAATCTGGAGATTTTAGTGTCAATGCTTTAGTTGGCCGTCAAATGAAATTGCTTGTGCCCTATGACAACACAAGTTTAGGTTTAGAAAATCCTATTATTAAGAGGCTTAACGTAGGTGAAATTCCTCTTAATGATGCTTTAAATTTAGTGAGAAGATTATTGATAAGATCTCATCGAGGTGTATGTGATGCCACTATAAGCTTGATTGGGACTTACTTTTATTTGCGACGTGGGTTGCCTATTTCGGTCAGTGACCAGGACTCAAATAATCTAGCCAATTGTTTGGTGGAAGGCTTTTCTATAACAGGTCGTCATGAGAGCCTTACTACTGATATTGAGGGGCTTAAAATCGGATGACTGGAATATTAGACTTAGATGGAAATCCATTATCAAATTTCTCGTTTTCTATCGTGTTTTCTGGAAACGTGTTATTTGCAGTGCAGGTAGACTGTCGACCAGGAGTGTCATTAAGATCTGTGAATAGTGACAATGTCTTTTACTTTGGGAAATTTGATCCTATGGATTCATGGACGGACTTAGAAGCAGATGGCTTAGATTTAACTCCATTTGACGGAATTCGAAAGATCATTTATCTTAAAGTTGAGACTGATGAGACATCGATCCCGAGAGAACAACATAGTCGTTTGTATATTGGATAATGCCAACATTAGACATTAATATTTCAATTCCTGAAGAGCCGAATAAAGACTCGAAGACTCATAAGAATTCAGGCTATAGACGTAATGTTGATGACGATCCTTTGAAGAGAAGATTGTTTGGAGGCTTTATTAATTTTTGGGATTTAGGACAAATAACTGATGGAGCCGGTGGGTGGATGGATATTGACTTTGAGTCCGTTCCTATTCCTGTTCCAGGCTATATGCAATATGAGGAAATCCCCACAGCTGCTGTTTTGTCACTTAATGATGTTTGGCTATCAGTTCCTATAGACGACTGGGAAACAACCTTTAGATCTTTAGAATATGAACCAGCTGAGCGATATGGATTAGATCTCTATGTTTCTCCAAGTGAAATTTATCCAGTAGGAAGGAACGACTCTCGCTATGTTACTACTACAAGACATTTAATTCATGAGACAACTTGGGAGCAAAATGGTCTTAAAGTTCCAGGGGAATTGTCTTCTGTGTTTTTTCTAAGCTATTGTGCATTTAATCTTTGGTTTATTGGTCAATCTAATTCTACTTTTCGATTTAAGTGGACATCTGTTCCAGATTTTTCTGGACTTGACGTTGGAGAACAGCATATCAACAAGGCTGCTAAGGTGTTTTTGACTCCAAGACTCATGGATGTAACATTTAATGCTACTGGTCTTAGTACTTTGGATATAATGGCAGGTAATTATAGAGCATATCAAAGAGGCCTATGGTTAGATAAGAATTACAATACCACAAGTATTGGACTACTAACAGACCCATTAGCTGAAACATCATTGCTCGAGCTTTCAGATACTGATAAGGTTGCAATCACTGAGGACTATAGACCTCATTCAGTTGAAGTAGATAGTGTTAGCGGATTTCATGGAGATGCGTCGGCCTGGCCAATTGTGAATTCTTCAATTACTGCTCACTTTGGGTCTAATAGTGCTATTTTACCCTCGCCATCTGCATTATATAGACCTGGACAACTAATAGCGGTAGTTAAGCAGAGTGGAACCACATATTATATTTGGTGTAGAAACTCTGACGGGTTTGTTCAAGAAAGAGTATATGGTATGACTGGACTATATTAACTAAAGGAGATCTTATGCTATTAAAGCGTGGAATGCAGGGGCCTGATGTGCTAAATCTCGAGAGAGTTATCGAGGCTATGGGATTTGAGGGTGTTCCTGTAGATGGAGTATTTGATGAGAAGCTAGAGAATGTCATCAAATACATCCAAAAAAGTCACAATCTGGTTATTGATGGTAAGGCTGGAGATACTACTCTCGAGCTTATTGATAGGTTATATGAGCCTACTAAGCCGAACTTCAGCTCATCGTCTCATGTTCCTGAAGAAACACATCCCGTCATTATCGGCAATCCGACTGGACCTTTAGGAAGAGTCAACTCCTTCCTAGCTAAGAAGGTACAGCAAATCATTGATTTGGCCAAGAGTGAAGGATATACCTTAGTAGTTACTCAAGGTCTTAGAACTTTTGAGGAACAGCATCACTTGTTCTTACAAAGACCTAAGGTAACGAATGCGGATGCCGGCCAGTCATATCATAACTATGGTGTGGCAGTTGACCTTGCATTTGTTGTAAACGGGAAGATCAGTTGGGATGATCATTATTACAAGAATATTGGGCGGTGGGCAAATCAAGTAGGATTGACTTGGGGAGGGAACTGGAGATTCGTCGATTATCCTCACGTTCAACTTGCTAACATGCCGGCGACACCCAAATTGTTGGCTGTTTATAGAATGACAGGCGGCACTCAGAGTGATAAAGTTAAAGCAGTTTGGAACAAGTACGTGGGAGGATAGTAATTTTTATGACGACAACAGTATTACCGGTAGATGCTAAAGATGGATGGCTTTTGCACTTTTTGAAAGAGCTTCCAGTTCCAGTGTGGATATTGATCTTCACTACAATGTTCATGGTGACTTGGATATTGTGGCAGCCGGATTTTATACCTCGTCTTATTGACGGCTTGGTAGGTGCTCTTTTGTTGAGCTTAAGAATTAACCCACCTCGTCCAAATACTAGTATACAGACTGACTCAGTCCAGGCGGAAAATATCGAGGCCGCAAATACGGAGCAAGGCGATATCATAGGAAAACCAGCTCCATCACTTACAAAGAATCCTAAGGAGTAATTATGTTTAACTGGCGAATGCTTTTATTGATGGTAATGCCAATGCTCGAGGCTGTTGGCACTTCCAAGGTGAACGAAGATGAGAATGATACCGGCTCTGATGACATCATCGGGCAGGCTATTCTTTTCGGAGTTAAAATATTTAGGGCGGTGTTGTCTGGAAACACAGGCCAGCTACAGCAAATGCTTCCAAAGCATGCTTTAGTGTCACCGACGACTAATGACTTTAATCCTCCTAAAGAAACTGCAGGAGGATAGCTTTAGTTTAGGGAGCAAGGCGTCAAAAACCTTGCTCCGACGTACTCCTATTACTAAGACTAGTCTTTAATTTAGGATGTTATGCCGTATATGAAGAGATTTGATAGTAAATGGTGGAGAATTCTAGCACTCTGTATTGGGGTAGGCTTGATTCTTTTGTTTTTGTACTTTTCGAGGGATTTGTAAATTCTCCCCACTTGGGGGTATGTTATGGCAAATGCATTAGATTGTGTTAAACATCTTCGCATCTATCAGATTGTGAAAGATCATTTTGAATTCTGGTTTGTGGTTTGCATTTTTATTGTCATTATGATAGTCGGAACTCAGACTACGTTTACTATACTGGATCTGCAAGTTCAGACATTCCTACTGAGAATGCTTCACTCGACTGTTACCTTGTTTGTGGTAATCGAGCTCTTTCGATCAACTGGCTACATCGACAACTATCGTCTGTCTAAAATTGTTTGGAATATGACGAAATGGCTTTTCATTTACTTTCTAGCAAGAATTATTGCTGGAGTGTTGGATAGTTGGCTAGGTTATAGCATTGGATGGTTATCTAATAACGTTCAACTCGCTTTTTGGATTGTAGTTTATCTTAAAATAAGAAAGAGCCGGATGATTTTGGGAAGTAGCAAAAATACTGAGCAAAGAATTGCTCTTAGAAAGACTGTTGACGCGTTACTTAACCAGCTAGAAACGGCTAAGGAAAATACTCAAAGGGTACTTGATGCGCATCAACAATAGTCATGTTTTTACAAGATGTTCTCACACAAGCACAAGGGAATCATCCCGAGGTTATACAGCGTCTACTTGAGTCTCTAATCCCCTCTTTAGTTGTAGGTCTTTTGGCGTACTTTCTAGGACGCAAAAAGAATCTCTCTGAGGCCAATCGGAATGATTCGGAGTCTGAGAAGAATCATGCAGAGACGGTCAAAGTGTACATTGACATGGTGGCTGTTCTCAATGAAGAACTTTCTGACTGGATTTCTCAAGTAAAAACATTTAGAGATGATGCTGATACGATGTTAGGTGATAATGCTACATTGAAGAGAGCATTAAGACGTTCTGAGAGCTTGATGGAGGATAAAATCGATGAGGTGAAGGCAGAGTTTCTTGAGAAAAAGAAGCCTGTCTTAGCACTTGTGGATCATTCTATCGACAATATGAATGGACTCCTCAATGATTTGATTTCTCATGAAGCAGATCAAGTTCAAAGGATGAAGGCTGTGGTTGTTGTGGAGAGTCTTTATAAGTTAAGAGATAGCTTTAAAAAGCTATGTTAATTATTTATATCCTATAGTTTACATCTTAGAAATTATAGTATACAATTATCTTGATACTACCTTCGACTTGGAGAACATTATGCAGTTGTCGTGGAAGCTTAGATTTACAAAACTTGTCATCGTAATGGGTGAAGTGGTTTTTGGGATAAAAGATCAACTCAAGTGCAAACGTTTTATATTTACTAAGGTGGGTATTGTTGGAGATCAAAACTACGTAGAAGGAGATATCATTAACATGAAATTGGAATTTGGACAAAATATCGATGTGACAGCTACTCCGACGGGAGGAGACT